TACGCACATGCTGATACTAGCCTTTATAATCGTGATCATACTGATCGTTAGAAACTGATCACTTGTTCACTATGTTACCTTGATATCAAGGCAACGCTGCTCGCCTATGGCATGAAAAAAAGATTCGTTTTTCTTCATTTAGCCATTGACGACCCTATCCGTTGGTATACCTTCATGTCTGTAGGGGAGCAATTCAGCTCAAACAACCTTACCTTATCAAACCTATGAAGACTAAAGCTATACTACTCGACCCACAAACATCCTCAATCATGCCAACAGAAGTTGATGGCTTCGAGGACATCCAGCGCAAGATCGGATGCCGATGCTTCACTTGCGTTCGCTTCCCAGATGGCAAGCACGTTGCCTACGTCGATGACGAAGGTCTGATCAACGGCACTGAGTATGGCACGATGTTCAACGATGAGATCTACCCAGAGCCTCTAATGGGAAAGGTCTTGATCATCGGCACTAACAATGCAGGTGAGGATGTCGATTGCACGATCAAGGGATCGGAACTGCAAGACATGATAGAAGGGATCGTTAAACTGTCATGAAAGCATTCGACATCTTCGCAGTAATTCTCGTCGCACTCATCGCAACAATTATATTCCTCACGGGATTAAAGCTAGACGATGAGGCACAAGATATTCAGCAAAGCAACTGGCACATCGCGGAATAAACTAACGGGGGGTAATTAGCGTTACCCCCCCTTTTTGCGCTTTGCGAGAAAAAAATAATTTTTTTTTTAGCGGTGGGGGACCCAACTTGTAGGCTACGAAACGGGAAAAATGACTTTTATACCCCGCTATTGAATTGACCTCTCATATGGAATCTCAAAAAAACCCGACCCTCTATTTTCTCCCAGGGAAATTTTCCATAAACCCCTCCACATCAACCTCGCAGCTCTGAACGTCCCCATAATGGGGCCATCGAATGACATAATCGGCCTTATCCCTCAAGACCTTATCATGCCTCTCCTCTAACTCATTTGCTGCAGCCACTCCAATTTTGTCCACATAAACAATAGTCCCACCCATGCCTTTTATGGCATCAATTTCAATTGGAAACCTAACATCTGGTACAATGCCGCGAGTGCCTACAGCGGCGATAGCCTTGTCCATCCATATGGTGTCGCCGAACTTCTTCTTCATGGCTTGGCCATATTCTACTAGCATGGGGCGAATGAGTTCTTTTTCCAGTGAAATTTCGGTGAAGGCCGAAATGCCAAAGTGTTTTTGGAAAAAGGGTTCGCAATCTTCTTTCAGTGGCTTGGCGAAGGAGATTATTTTCATTTCTTCTCCCCAGTTCTGAAGAAATTTCTGCTGCAAGATTTTTGCGGCTGTGTCTTTGCCCGATCTGGCAAAGCCAGCGATGCCAATTATTCTAGGTCGTAGCATACGATAAATCCCTTCCCATTTACCTGAACTCCCATTACATTGTAGTCAATCCACTCTACGGCTTCTTCGCTACTCATTTGTTCACTAAAATGCTCATACATTTTCTTATATGAGTAAATTAAAACTCCCTCATCATCGTGACCTAGGACGCATTCGTCCAAACCCGTTAGGATTAACGCTTCTTCGTGCAGGAGACCTGCGATTATATCTATATTCATAATTTGTTATTATTTCACTTATTTTTCAAATGTCAATCTTTAAATTTTCTCAATTGACCTTGTTCTAGACAATAGCCTTCGCCATGACCAAGATTTTTAATATTTTCTTTTTTGATTAGGTCCTTTTTAAAGGCCCAACCTGGAAATGTTACAGTGCTGTCTTCGACGGTGGCAAGGACATACATATCTACGTCGTCATTAACCTTTAGGGTTGAAAGCAGTTTTCCGTTCTTATATTTGGTAGACTTAATGTCATACCTATACCCCTTATAAGTGCCATCCTCACTGCCACTTCTTGGCGTGAGACCAAGGTCTGGAAATGTGTTAAAATGCTTGGAGAAGGCGTACTCTGCCATAAGTCCCATAACGTCAGCTTCGGAGCCATCCTGATCTCCCATCTTTGCGTCCTTTACGCCAGCACTTCTGGCAATAAGAGATCTCATCCTGCCAATGATTTGACATACAGTTACTTCGTCTGGATTTAATTTTACTTTCATAGGCCTAGCTTCTCTGCGATTTCGTCTGCACCAAAAATAACTTCTCCAGTATCTGTAACCAAGCTAGGTACAGACCTAATTCCGTGCTGCATAAAGAAATTGGGATCAACATCCATATCTTTGAATTCAACTTTCAGGTCAGAACTCTCGATTCTGGCTTTTAATGTTTTACATGGAGCGCACCATGATGCTGTTGCTAGTTTCATATTTTTTAAATTGGTGGACCCACTGGGACTTGAACCCAGACTCAACGGATTATGAATCCGCTGCTTTAACCATTAAGCTATGCGTCCTATTTTGAATGTTTTTAAATTGGTACTCCGAGCAGGACTTGAACCTGCGACCCACGGTTTAGAAAACCGTTGCTCTATCCAGCTGAGCTATCGGAGCATAAATGGGTGTAGGAACGAGTCTCTCTCTCTTTTCGATATTCGTAAAGGCCCGACCGAATACCGCCTACATAAATTTATATTTTGAAAGTTATATTTTTTTGTTTTGATGTCAAATGTTTTTTTTAATTAATTGGAATGATGTTATTTAGTCACTCAGTCCCTTAACTATTCACATCATAATAGGTTGAAAGGGCCGTTTGTCAAGTTAATACAGTAACAAAGGTGAAAAAATACGTGATTCACCGTATTCTTTTAGGTACTCCCATTTAGTATCATGAAGTATGAACAAGTTACTACTCTTTTTACTACTACCCTTCTCTATTTTCGCCTCTCCAGAAACAGAAGCTGTCAAGATATTGTGTGACAATGGAAATATGCAGCATGAAGTTGCCAGCGAAAAAACAATATACGCAAATAAGGGGGATTACATCCTTTACAAGAATCATACGCCAACTGAAGGTATGTTAGTTATAAGCCCAAATGGCGGGTGCGAAAAGTACAGAAAGGGCATATCTTCGAATAGAGTCGTATTAGCAATAATCAAAACTTATTCTTAAATTCGTATAAAGGCTTTTTTCAGTGTAAATCTACTATAGATGGACACTCTGCATACTATACGACACGACATACATTCTTCTCAAACGCTTGAAGTATTTACTTCTGGTAATTTCGTATCAGGGATATTGGACTTTTTCCCTTTATATCCGACTGGTACTCCTCAAAATTACCACATGTATATCTATGCGATGCAGGAATACAATCGAAAGCTTGATGGTTTCGGCGGCCAAGTGATAGAACCTGTTGATGCTGGTTTTAGGCCTATAAATTTTGGAAGTTTCTTTGGTGATGTACCAAGTCCTGGAATAAACGACTTCCTACTAATAGAGGCTGGTGGATTTTTATTACAGCAAGATTCTTTTAAGCTCGTTCTAGAGCAGGACGACTAGTTTTTGCTCTATTTTTCTTAATTGGTGTATATAAATACTATGCCGAAAACAGAATTCAATGCGGTTAGCAGTATGTTCGAGCTTTCCCATCAGGCTGGAAACATTCCGCATATATTAGATCAAGCAAGTGGAGCTTACAGACCCTTAATCACTGAGGACTTCTCTCTTGCTAATTCGGCTGGAGAATCGCATATAGATGCATTCAATAGATTAAGAGTGTCTGAGCCTTTAACTCTTTTCGATTCTAGCCATAGATATTCTGACAACAATTTATGGGCGGAATTCCATTCTGGACCCAATAGTTCTGGCGTTTTTAACCCGAACCAAGGGCTTGTGGATCTCAACGTTGATAATACGTCTGGTTCCCAAGTACTTAGGGAAACAACTAGAGTTTTCTCATATCAGCCAGGGAAAAGCTTGTTGGTGATGACTACATTTGTAATGAATCCAGCTAAAGAGGGTTTGAGAGAAAGAGTCGGGTATTTTGGAGAAGAAAATGGATTTTATTTTCAAAAGGACGATTCCATCGTCAGTTTTGTTGAAAGGCATTTTACCGAAGGCTTTGTAGATGAAAACATCATAACTCAAGAAAATTGGAACACAGACAAATTAGATGGAACTGGAAAATCTGGAATTACTTTAGATGCATCCAAAGGTCAAATCTTATGGGCTGATATAGAGTGGCTTGGAATTGGAACAGTGAGAATGGGTTTCGTTATTGACGGTAAATTTATTATTTGCCACAAATTTCACCACGCTAATTTAATTGCCCAAACGTATATCACCACGGCATCTTTGCCGCTAAGATACGAAATAACAAATAAAACCGCAACTTCTAGCGGTAGCACTTTAAAGCAGATATGTTCTACTGTGATTTCTGAGGGCGGTTATAAGCTAAATGGTCTACAGAAAGCTGTTGGTACGTCGATAGTGGCCCCTAAGGTCCTAGGTACTGCTGGAACGAGAACTCCAGTAGTAACTTTAAGGCTAAAGGCTAATAGGCAAGACGCTGTAGTCATATTGACGGCTGTGTCTATATTGCCCACTGCTGGCAATGTAAACTACAGATGGGAGCTGGTAGCTTCCACTGTTTCCTCTGGTGGAACGGGAACCTGGATTTCATCAGGAGCTGACAGCTCTGTCGAATATAAGCTCGACGCAACTGCAGTCACTGGCGGCAGAATACTGGCCGCTGGGTATACTCAAGGATCTAACCAAGGTTCAAATTCGGTGGATCTTCTAAAAAACGCTTTATTCAAGTTCCAATTAGAGAGAGATTCTTTCAATGGAACTAATTACGAACTAGCTTTAGTATGCTCTTCTGATACTGGTAGTGCAGATATTTTTGGATCTCTGGACTGGGAAGAGGTATCTAGATAAATGAGCTACTTATCCGCCCTAATAGACTTTAATGGGAAGGTGGATGGATGTAATGGTATTATTTGCGGATGCAATGAAGTTGCAAGCGCATTCGATTTAGAGATACAAGGCAACGATTGCGTTGTAGATATCAATTTAAACAAAGAACATTCGCCAGTCTTCAAATATAAAGAGTATCACCAATCCTGTATGGAAAATATGCTTATCCCAGCAATTCAACCAGATGTAGATATAAAATATTTGGCAGCTATATTTGACTGGTTCGGATCTTTCAAGATATTGCAAGTGGGAGAAAGATACTATCCACAGGTGGTTTTTAAATCTAAGGAAATTTCACACTTCTTATGCGGTCACCTAGGAAAGCCAGTTAAGGATACTTTAGTTTTACATTCAAAAGAGATTTTATATTTTTTAGAAAACACTAAAAATTTTATGTTAAGAAGAACTGAAGAGGCTGAGGTGGTACTTGAATGTGCCATAGACTCTAAAAATCCCTATAATAAAGATAGAATGTTTTTATTAAAAGATTATTTAAAAAAAGCTATTTAATGTAAAATTAGTGTAATACACACTACATACATATTGCATGAATATAAACGAAAACAATCGATTAGACCGCATTGAAGAGAAGATAGACAAAGTAGCGGAAGCTATTGTATCTATAGCTCGTGCTGAAGAGAGAATATCTTCTTTGGACGACTCTACTAAAATTATTCTTAAGAGAATGGTTCACCAGGATGACCGATTGAGGCTAATTGAGAGAGACCTATCTCACGTTGAAGATACAACGAAGACCATTCGATCTGTCGTATGGACTATAACGACAGCAATAATTGGAACATTAGTTGCTGGATTTATTTGGATGTTTGGTACACTTCCATTAGATAACAACAATCTGCCAGGTCGTTAATAGGCAGTTATTTGATAGTAGTTAAGACTCTGCTCAATTCAAAGGCTCTGCCTTTAGGTAGAAAATAATCTGCTTTAATTTTAAAAATTGTTTTTTTAAATAAAAAAGCATATATATAATATATGAAATTTTGTACAGACTGCGGTTCAAAGGTAAAGCCATCTAATGGTTCCTACCCTAAATTTTGTGCTGAATGCGGAAACGCATTTGGCGTTAAAACTATAAAGAAAGAAGTGTTCGAGGAGGCTGATGAAATAGATGAGTTTTCTCTATCAAGCCTAGACTTTGATTTTTCGAATGAAGATGATTCTGTTCTAAAAATCGAAAACGTTATAGGTTCCAACGAAAGTGGCGAGCCAAAAAAAGTAAGTAGAAAAACGTCCTTTGCAAACATTGATGAGCTAAGAGTCAGAATGAAACGGAATTCAATTGACGAAGCGTAATGATGATTTTTGAAGACGTTGAGCCTAATATAGAAAAATTACTAATTAGATATAGAAACAAGTGGAATCTTGATGTAATTAGACACTATGAATTTGAAGACTTTAAGCAAGATGTGAAACTTCACATTTATCTTAAATTCCAGCAATGGAAGCAATCCGAACCTTTTGATCCTTGGTGTTCTAGAGTTATTCATAACCAACTTATTAACAAGAAGAGGAATCTATTTACCAATCATAGTAAACCTTGCTCTGATTGTTTTTTTAACAATGGTGGTGATTCATGTGGATTCACAGAGAGTAAGACTCAGTCTGTTGAGTGCAGTAAGTTCAATCAATGGACAAAAGGCAAGAAAAGTGCTTATGAAATAAAGACTGCAACCGATATTGACTCTGATTTTTTGGAGATATCTAAAGTCGAAGACTCAAATATAGATTACGAAAAGTTTCTGTCTTCAATTAGATTGGAGATACTTGATCGCATTAAAAATGAAAAGTATAAGATGACTTCTACTACATTAAAGATATTTGACATGACTTATCTACAAAAAAAAGATGATAACGATATATCAAGAAAGCTAGGATATACTACTAGCGAGAGAAATAGAAATCCAGGATATAGGAACCTATCTTTACATAGAAAAATAATTAAAGAAATAGCAAAAGAACTTTTAACCAATGAAGACTACGATTTTGTATGAAAAATAAATTTACATTAACAGACTCTCAGAAGGAATGGATTAAGAAAAATGCAGAGGAGCTTGAATACGATGTTAAAAGTATTACAATTTCTATAACTGGGGATAAGGGAAAGGATGGAAGATCTTTGGAAGGTATGGCTGTAAAAAAGTTTTTGTCAGAAGACTTGAACGTAAAGCCGCAGGTTAGAAGCGTCAACAGTGCAGAATACGAAGCCTTTCAATTAACTGACAAACAAAAAGAATTTCTTAGATTTAATTTCGAGAAAATGTCAACCACTGAGCTTGCTCTAGAGCTTTTTGAAGAACTTAGAGACATTGAACTGCGTAGGGTAGCTTTTAGCAGGCCAGGAGTAGCCATAGCGAGGTTTTTAAATGAAATTGGGGCATCTGCCAACAAACAGGGTAAGCAGGCTAAATTTCAGAACCCTGACAGTGTATCTTCAGCTTTGATGATTATCAATAAATTCACTGGAGCTAAGCTTGAAGAGAAAAAACTTAAAGATCATCAAATTGAGTCCATAGAAGGTTTGTGCGTCAACTTAAAAAGAGTGGGCGTTAGACATACTATGGAAAACTTTAAGGAGGAGATAGAAAGGGAGAGATTCTTGGAAAGCTTTATATGCGATACTTGGGACAAGGAGGATCTTACATCTGGAGAAATATCCCAGTATATTGACTTGGCAGGCGAGAGAGTTCACTTAGATCAAATCAAAAACCATCAAATGGAACTTAAAGAAATGATGGAGGTTTCGATGCGTAATGATGACAAGATCCAATATACCTTAGTTGAGAGTATTGACAAGCAGATACAGAATAGGGACAAGTGTATGGGTCGAATAGAGAAGCTTCAAAAAAGTTTGGAGGGAACTAGAACGCAAAGGTTAAAGGACAAGTCTCCAGACAATGTTACAATTCTTTCGATTATTGAAAAGTTTATGAAAGAAAAGGAGAGAAAGCAAATTCTAAAGATGCAAAAGAGAAAGGACGAAGTTCTATCTAAAGACATAGATAGTTTAGATGATATGGATGAATATGTATCTAGAATATTGGGCATAACTAAATCTGAAATTATTAATCAATAATGAGATACTCAGAGTTTAAAACAGAAGCAGAGTTTAAAAAGTATTTGCGCAGAGAGAAGATCTTGATGGCGGAATACTTTGAAAAATTTGAACCACGATATGATTTATATTCTAATGAGGTTATAAAGTATAAAGATAGGGCCAGTTATTTGTCTACATATTTTAATGATAAGAGAAATATGAGTAAATGGCTCAAGATTCAAGATAAAGAAACTTCTTTGAATTTTATAAAAAATAGATTTAAATTTAGAAAAGAAAAGGACGAGCTGCAGTTCGTACCATCTCAAGTGGAGAGCAGAAGCTTAAAAGAAGTTCCATCAATAAATGCATATCCTTATATCAAGGAGGATATCGTATGGGAAGGCTTAAACCTAAAACAAAGATTCATTTATGAGGAAGTAGATTATAAATTTGATAATCTGGACGAAGCTATCATAGGAATCGATACAAGAGAGAAGGATAGATTAGATTTCAAGGGAATTAAAACTATAAAGCATAAGTTTGATTTTGGAGATTATGGATTTATAAATGAACCCTACTTTTGTAATATATTCTTCGAAAGGAAGTCTATTACAGATTTGTGGGGTACAATGTCTAAAGGCTATGATAGATTCTGTAGAGAAATTGAAAGAGCTAAAGATTCTGGAGCATATGTCATAGTTATGATCGATTATGCTTATAGTAAAGCTACTGGTTACAACTTCAATAAGAGATACTCTAAATCAACATCTAAATTTATTTTTCATAGAATTAGAAAGATGCTGCAGACTTATGATAACGTACAGTTTGTTTTTTCTGGTGGCAGAGATCAAAGTGAATACTTAATCAAGAAGATAGGCTTAATAGGTGAAAAGGCAAAAATGTATGACCTACAGTATCTTTTAGATACTAAAAAAATAAAATGATTGAAAAAGGAAACTTTGGGCTAGAAGCCCCCGACGTAATAGACGAGATGCTTAAGGTCGAAGGAGACCTAACTGAAGCTGAAGCTTCTGATATGGTTGCAAGGCTCTTAGCATCAAAACCAGGTCTACTTTACAATATGCTTACTGGTGGAGAGAATCTATTTAGCTTTCAAATAGCCAAAATGGCTGTCTTAGCCAAGAGAGACTTCACCTTAGATGTAAGTGCTAGAGGTGGAGCCAAAACCTTTACTACAGCAGTATTTGCCCTAATATATGCCATTACTCATCCTGGGATTAAGATTCTAGTACTGGGTCCTACCTTAAGGCAGGCTAAGACTCTATTGAATTACATAATGGATATATCCAAAAAGCCTAATGCTTTCTTACTGCGACAATTTCTAACCGACAAGAGTTATAAGAGAGATCCAGATAGATATTCCATAAAAATTGGAACTGGTATATTTGGTCCAGAGTCAGAGATTTTTGCTATGGCATTGGGTGATGGTAAGAAAATTCGTGGAGCTAGAGCGCAAGTAATTATCCTCGATGAGGCTTTTGCTATTCCTCAAAACATCATTGATGAGGTTATTGGGCCGATGATGATTGTCAATGCGAATATTTCGGAGAGAGTTGAAACCAAAAAGATAGAGGATAAGTTGGTGAAAAGCGGGAAAATGAAAGATAGCGAGAGACGTAAATTCCCTAATAATAAGATGATAATGCTATCTTCTGCTTGTTATGAATTTGAGTCATTCTATAAAAGATTTGAAAGTTATAGGGATAAGATTCTAAGCCCAAATATAGATAGAGAAGAAGGGGAGATTACATACGGTATTGTCAACTTGGGTTGGGAAGCGCATCCACCAGAATTATTGTCGAAGACATTTGTATTAAGGGAACAGGAGTCAATGTCTGAGGATTCATTTAGAAGAGAGTATGAAGCTCAGTTCTCTCCAGACTCAGCATCTTATTTCAAGATGTCTGTCATGGCGAAGAGAACTTTGGAGCCAGGAGAATATCCTCATGTTGAGATAAAGGGAGATGACCCTTCTAAGTATTTTTATATTCTTGGGATTGACCCTAATTTTAGCAATTCAGAAACTAGTGACAACTATGCAATGTCTTTGCTTAAAGTGGAAAGAGGTAAGGAGAATAAAGGGACTTTGGTACATAACTATGCGGTCGCAGGACTTGAGGCAGAAAATATTATTAATTATATAATTTATTTGATCACCCATTTTAATATCGAATATATTTGTATGGATTTCGCTGGCGCTAGACAATCTTTAGATACTTGGAATAATTCATCTTTATTTAAAGACAGGAATTTAAAACTGGAAGACTTCGAAGCTAAGTTTGATTCGGAAAAAGATGTCAGAAATAGTAAGTACTCTTATGATTTAGGCTCTAGAAAGATTGTGCATATTCAAAACTTTAATACTGGATGGATTAGAGAGGCTAATGAGTATATGCAAATGTGCTTTGACAGGGGAAAGCTATTCTTCGCATCTGCTCCTATTGACAGCGAATTTGAGAGCATGGTAAGGAAAAAGGATATTCCTATGGATAAAATATATTATATATATGGACAGGAAAATGAGGACAACTTCAATGAAGAAGATTGGTTGAAAAAAAAGCAGTATGATTTCGTTGAACATCAAGTCAGATTAATATCACAATCCAAAACAGAATGCGCAAATGTTAAAATGATTGCGTCTGCTCAAGGGCATCAAACTTTTGATTTGCCAACAACAATGAGAAAGATGAATACGCCAGATAAGCCAAGGAAGGATAGCTATTCGTCACTTTTACTTGCAAATTGGGGCAGAAAATGCTATCAATTACTTAACGAAACGGACGAAGAAGAGGTATCTACTTGGGTTCCTCCTATGATGTTCTAATCTTTCACATAAAGTCACATTAAATGTAATATCTACCAAATGGCAAAAAAGAAGTACAACTCAAATTCTCTATATCATAAAGATAGAAAAGCATACTATGCTCAGAAAGAAGCGGAAGCTTCTACTCAACAGCCAGAATTAACTTATAACGATGTCTTCTCTAGCAGAGAGAATATCGAAAAGAGTATTGGGATGGTAGGAGGAGGCAACAGCAGGAGCGGCTTTCTAGGAAGAACTTTTGATAGTGCTTTGGGCGTTGACAGCGAGTTGGCGGCAAGATTTCCAAATCTAATAGGTAGAGGGACTATTTATCGTAGACACTCAGATGGGTATATTGGCATTCAAGAGGTTGTATACTTGTGCCAAAAGGCTTGGGAAGAATTTCAGCTGTTTAGAAATACTATAGAAACTATGGTAGAGTTCTCCGTTTCAGAGATTCAAATCAGCGATAAAAATAGCTCTGCAAAAGCATTTTGCAAAGGATGGCTAGAAGCCGTCAATATGCAGGGATTCTCTGAACAATTCTATAGAGAGCTTTACAGATCTTGTAACCTTTTTATTTATAAAATAGGTGGGAAGGTAGATAAGAAAGATATTACCAGCTTAAGAGATGTTAAAAGCGGCAGTGTCAATATACCAGTAAAGTATACAGTTCTTAACCCAGCTCAAGTAGCCCTTGAAGGTGGAGTAACATATGACTCTGCAGTATACAAGATACTTAGCCCTTACGAAATACAGAGACTTAAAAATCCAAAGACTCCAACTGAGAAGGCTATTTTCAACAACTTAGACAAAGAAATACAAGTTCAAATACAAAATTATAGTGAAAACTATGGCAGCTCTCAAGAAACTTTACGGGTAGCTTTAGAGAATGTTGATTCTATCTTCTACCAGAAGCAGGATTACGAATACTTTGCTGTTCCTCTATTCTACGGGGTACTGGATGATATCGAACTAAAAATGGAAATGAAAAATGCTGATAGGCAGATTATTAGCTCTTTGGACAGTATGCTTCTTCTTCTTACTATGGGAGGGGCTAAGGGTAGAGACGGAACTGAACTTCCTCCAAATCCTGAGCATATGGCTTATATGAAAACTCTATTTGAGAACAAGAAAGCTCAACGAGTACTAGTGGCCGATTACACTACAAAAGCAGAATATGTAATCCCAGATATTGATAAGATCATCGGGAAGGCTAAGTATGAGCAAGTCAACGAAGATATTAGAGAAGGCTTGCAAACTGTATTTGGAGGAAACGAAACATTCTCTAATTCGGTTACTAAGGTAAAAATATTTTGCGAAAGACTTCAGAAAGGTCAAAACATATTTAAAAGATGGCTTGAAGATGAGCTTAGCGATGTCTGCAAGAAGATGGGATTTAATGCCAAGCCAACTGTAAAGCTTTCTTCCGTAAGTCTAGAAGATGATGCCCAGATGTTTAGAGTTTATACTAGAATGGCAGAGCTTGGATTCCTAACTCCAGAGGAACTTTTTGAAGCAACTAAAAATGGAATGCTTCCGAACTCTCATGAGAGTATTCTTTCTCAAAGAAAGTTTAAAAAGCAAAAAGAGGAAGATATATATTTCCCTCAAATTTTCAACAATAGTCAATACAATCCTTTGGATTCTGACACGGAAAATACTAACGACAAGGAGCCTTCTGCCAATCAAGTCGGAAGGCCTCCAAGTAAGGATTCTGGATTCAATGAAGTAAGACAAAGAAGAGTCGGCAGCATTGAACAGCTTTCAATCAAGAGCCTTAAAGATGTATTGTCAGAGTATGATAGTCTTAAGGAAGATACCAATAGCTCCTTTGCTAAGAAATACGGGATAGAAGAAGTTAGTGAAAAGCAGAAAGAAATTACAAAGTCTATAGCTTACAACATATCCAAGAATTATGAAATAAAGGACTGGAAAAAAGCGATTGAAGAGGTAATAGAAAAGAAAATTGTATTGAGCAATACAGATATCGAAAATCAGATTGAGAGCATTTGTAATGATTTTGAGCTTAGTGACGACTTTATGGGTATGTTGATTTATCACTCCAAATAACTTCTCAAGTTTGGTGTTACCATGTATATAACTATATGCGCTCTTCGTTAAGTGACAAATTCAAATATAAAAGTACCTTCCTTTCTAAGGCAAACGTCGTATCTCTAACCACTTCTAATCTATCGAAGGCTTCTTTACAAAATTTAAAGGATACTTTGAATGTATCAGAAGGTGACTTTGAGAAAAATCCAGACCTATTATTTCTTTCTGCGGACTTGTATGTTTCAGACAATGCAAATAAAAATGGAGATCTGGTCGATAGAGAAGGAGCGCTTGAGCTTGCTAAGCAAGTACCTAATAAATATTTAAATTTAGAACACGAGGAAGATATGATCGTAGGATCTCTGATTAGCCCTTTCTACAGAAAGTATTCTGAAGATAGGGAGATGATAGAGGAAAGTAGCCTAAAAGACTACGACGGTCCAGTCGTAGTTGGAGGCACTGGATATATCTGGAAAAGTGTTAACCCAGACCTAGCTGAATTTTTAGTTCAAGCTTCCGAAGAGGATAGCGAAGAATATGGAATGGCTTCTATGTCTTGGGAAGTATATTTCAATGACTTTGAAATCTTAAAGGGATCAAAGTATGTTGCCGAGGGTGACATAGTTTCTGATAAGAGAGAAATTGAAAAAATGAAACCCTTCTTAAGGTGCTATGGAGGAAATGGAGACTATGATGGTTCTCCTATCTATAGGCTGATAAAAGGAGAAAAATTATTTTTAGGTGCTGGCATAGTAAAGAACCCTGCGGCTGATGTTAAAGGTATAATTACTTCCGAGTCTAAAATTATTAAAAATAATAATAAAAAAAATTCACAAACAGTGAAAATAAATGTAAAACCAAATAAAGCAATGAAGATCTCAAATATTACAGATTATAAAAATGCGCTAGCTTCTATTACCTCTGGTGATGAAGTTAATGTAACTACCCTTGCATCTTTGGAAGCGAATTTCGATTCCGTAGTTGATAAAGCTCAAGCTTCCGCTATCGCCGACGAAATTCGTGCGAAGAGTGAAGAGTTTGCAGCTTCCATCTCCGAAAAAGATGCACTTATCGTACAGGCCGAAGAAGCTCGTGCGACGTTGGAGACGAAAATAGCAGAACTTGAAGCAGCTAAGGCCGCTCAAGACTCCGAACTTTCTGAAATTAAAGACAAAGTTGAAGCGCAAGAAAAACAAAGAGTATTCGACGAAAGAATGACTGCTCTAAGTTCTGAATTTAATCTTGAAGGCGAAGTAGCGAAGGTTGTTGCTGAAGAAATCAAGAATATAGATGAAGAGCAGTATGGCGCTTGGCTTAGTAGATTTAAAATTTTAGCTGGAAGTCACTTAAAGGCAGAAGCTAGTGAAGAAGTCTCTCAAGAAGAGTCCGATTCAGAAGAAACCGAAGAGTGTGTAGCAGAAGCTGCGGCGGAAGAAGAAGCAGAGGCGGTAATCACCGAAGCTTCCAATTCAGCAACAGAAGAAGTTACTAACTCTCAACATGAATACAAATCCCTTAAAGATGAATTTGAAAACTTCGAATTCGAACTTGCGGGTAAATAAAAAAAACATAAAAAAAATAAATTATGGCATATAAAGACCTAATCCTAAAACCAACTCGCAACGTTCCTCCTCATAAGATCGTTTCTGAGTTCCGCACGGACTTCACTGGTCAGGCTGGTCATCTCGTTAAGGTTTCTTCGTACGATCCTGACAGTGACACTTATTACAGCTCATCCCCAGTAGGAGGTTCCTATGATGGTATCTACAGCAATCAGCAAGTAGCTCCATATTCAGTCGCTAAAGCCGCAGCAGGAGATACTTCTGCTCAGGTTCTTGGCATCACCCTCGAAGGCACTGCTACTGTAGACGCTAACGGGAATAAAGTCGATGGCTTCAACAAACGTTGGGCTGACGAAAATGGTTACGTTGCTTCTGGCAAGCCAGTTCAAATTGCTACAGAAGGTCTATTTTGGATTGATGCAAATCAAGTCAATGGTGGTACTCCTGCTCCTGGTTCTGGTCTTAAGGCTGGAGCTGCTGGCACATTTGCTCTTGTTGATACATCTGTTGTTGTTACAGGCGCTGTTCCTGCCGCTGCTCTTCAAATCGGAAAAGTTATCTCAAGCACTGGCACTCGTCAGTCTGATGTTCTCATCCAACTGTCACTCTAAAATATAAGTTATTACTAAAATGAAAATTAAACTAAAAGAAAAACCAGAACAAATCGCCCTTATTAAGGCAATGGGTTCGAGTGACGAGGAAACTTCTGCAAAAGCAATGAAGGTTTTCGCAAACCTAGTTGGCCCTCTTGCAAGAAAGGTTCTTGACGAAACTAATATCATCGATTCTTTGTATGATACTATTTCCGTTGGAGAGTTTGAGCCTCGCACTATTCCTCTCGATGATTTTTATAACGTCGATAAGCCAGACTATGTTCGTGTAACATTCTCTAGCCAACCAGGCGATCTTGCATACAGCCAATTGACTGGTGCTGATGACATCCCCTTCACTACTTTCGTAGTTACAGCTGCTATCGCAATGTATCGTAAGTATCTTAAGGCTGGACGTATTCAACACGCTGAAAATGGTATTCGCAAGATGATCAACGAAGTTCGCTTCAAGATGAAGCGCCAAGGCATCCAGCCAATCCTTGATTCGGTTGCTAATGTTCAAACTAACGATCAGTATCACGTTACTCGTTCGCACCAAGCTGGCAGATTCGTTCTTGCCGACTTGAACCGACTTGAAACTCTTGCTTCTCGTATCGTTACTTCTGCTCTTGGCGGAACTCCTAACGCTTCGGGCGCTCGTGGCATTACTGATCTGCTAGTTTCTCCTGAAATCGTTGAAGACATTCGCGCTATCGCTTATAACCCAATGAATACTGTTGCTGCTGATGGTGGCGCTCCTGCTAACACAGAGGACGGCATTGCTGCTCCTGATTCGCTTCGTAACGAAGTGTATGGTGCTGCTGGTATCCCAACCCTGTATGGTTGCAACATCATCCAAATGGTTGAAATGGGCGTAGGTCAGGACTTCAATACCATCTTCGATGCGTTTGCAGGTTCTAATGCTTATCCTGATAATGCAGGAACTGGTACAGCACAATTCAATGGTGCTACTGAGCAAATCGTTCTTGGTATCAACAGATCTGTTGATGTTAACGGTCTTGTTAAGGTTGAAATCAACGACAGTGAAAGTGGTTCGACATTCAATGCTCTTCCTGACAACCAGTTTGTTGCCAGAGAAGGTAAGGTTGGATTCTACGGAACAACTGAAGCAGGTTATCTTAGCGTTGAGCCAAGAAACCTCTTCGCTATCGCGATCTAGAACTAATAAAATCAAAACTAATCCCGTCAGAAATGGCGGGATTTTTTTGTGCCTAAGTTTAGAATTTTCCCAAAAGGACGCTACACCTGTATATAATAATATGGAAAAAATTAATGGAAAAATTAATGGCAGTGATACTTTGGTAAGCGCTTTGGGTAATAAAAAGTCAGTAGCAGGTGTTTCTCAGTTTTTGGATTATAAAATTCTTATTAGTAAGATGCCTATGGAAAAACTATATAGGCATGGTTTAGAAGAATTTGGTATTAAGCCAAACAGATCCTTGAAAGGTAGAGAAACTTTTGAAAAAAAATGCTTGGCTGCATTCAGAAAATCTACTGGCCAATTGATGAATCAAGATTTATCAAAAAAGCTGACTAAGACCAAACAAAAGAAGCTAGATGAAGTTCTGAAGAAGGGGATTTAATTTCTTTGTAGGGTTTTTTAACTGTAATAATAGTTATGTCTACGTACCAATTAACAGGAGTTGCTTATGAGCTTCATCAAGAGTTAAATTTCCCTAGCGAACCAAGTCAAAATAGAATAAACCTTTGGCTAGAATACAACGTCGGGAAATTAAACAATAAGATTTCTACTAACTACAGTTTAAATTCTGGAGAATATGCACCTCTATTACATCAAGACGAAAAAGACATCTTAAAGTCTCTATACTATGTTGAGTATTATACAAATCTATCTAGGGATATCTTAATAAAAAGCTCTAGTGGCGGAAACATTGTCTCTATAAAGGATGACGAAAGTTCAGTTACTTTTGAAAAGAGTAAGGATTCCTCTGTGGAGATATATAAAATTGCTAGAGATATGGATAGCAGGTCTACGGATTTAGTAAATCTATATAAATATAATAGGTCTGGACCAAGAGACCCTCAAGAGAATTTAACTGGCTTCAAGTATTAATGATAGTATTGACCGACAGTCAGCAAGATAGTGTTAATGATGGAATGATGAGTTTGCATAATTTTTTTGCTAGTAAAAACAAATTATTTGCTATCAAAAAAGGTACTACTACTGTTATTAGTGAGAGTAGCGCTCATAACTCTTATTATCAAAATAGCATTGAGAATAGTAAAACTGTTGAAACTCAAACCAGTGGAATGTTTTTGGCTAGGGCATATTATCTAGACAGAGGTACTGAATTTAAGCCAATAGACGGAAATCAGGGTAGTGTTGCAGCAAGCCCTAGAATTAAGCTAGTAACTGATATAACGGGAAGAGATTTTTTAGAAGACTCAAAGGACGTTTATTGGGATGAAGAGTTTTATGATTTAATTTCAGAACCAAGAAGACACGGCTTACTGCAAAATAACTTCTACACTTACTTCCTAGAGAAAATTAACTAATGGCAATCTTCAAGGCACAGATAAATAAGAAAATTACGAAAGCCTTAACTGGAAGAAAGGCTAGGTCTAGCGCAATAAAAAAAATGTCTGCCGATTTCAAAAGATCTAAGAGGCAGTTTTTGTCGGAGGTTGGCTCTGATAGGTCGTCACAAATGGTTCAGTCTGATGATAAAACAAGAGGTTACTTCGGCTTAGAGCCATCACAAAATCCAGTGCAAGATATAAAAGAATCTTTCGAAGAAAAAATTCAACTGAATACTAGGCCTAGCACTACTAGAGATAAAAATAGAGCATTTTACAAGTTTCAAATACAATATCCATCAAGGCCAGAAATTTATAATGATGATCGATTGAGTCTACCGTGGACTGCAAAGACTTGGGTGCAAGCGTTGCAGGAGGGGCTAGGAAGTATTGAAAAATTCTTATTTAAGCCAGGTGCTGGTAGGTCTGAGCTTGGTTATCAGATTAAAAACTCAATAAACAGGGAGAGTGAGCCAAGAGATAGTTCGTATCTAGACAGATTAAGAGATATTTTTGAAACAAAACTTAGAGGGGGGAATAGATGATACCGCAATACGATCATAAGCTAGGGTCTTATTTTACTCTATATCTAGAAAACAGGCTCTTAGAGAAGGGGCAGGCTTTTACTAATACTACTGGAATTTTTTACCCAAACGATCAAAATAATATTAATGGACTAACCTTTTCAAATAGTCCTTATGGTCAGTGGGTTTATGATCACTCAATTACTGGTGCTATAATCCCAAGTGGAGTTTATGTAAATGGCGAAGAGGTGAATAGAGGTACTAGTGGATTGTCTATAGACTTTTTAAATGGTGGCGCTTATCATGAAGACTTTGGAGACTCTCCAGTGTCGGGAGCATTCGCATACAAGGACTTTAACGTATACTTTAAACCAGAAAATGAAACTCAGGTTTTATTGAGAGAAGCTTTTAGGTCCAAGGACCCGTTGAACTTTTTAACTGGATCTAATAATTTGAGAATAAATGCCCCATGCATTATAGTCAGTTCTAAAAATAGCTCTAGCGAGCCTCTCGCATTTGGTGGCCTAGATGAAGTAACTTATAACTTACAGACTTTAGTTTTAACTGATAATTACTATGATTTGGATGGAGCTTTATCTATATTTAGAGATTTGAGGGAAAATTACTTTTCGGTAGGAGACTTTGAAAAAATACCTTGGGACTTTAAGGGTGACTTAAAAGATCCAGAATATAGCTACAATGATATCAACGCAGCATTTAGCGGTGGGTATGAAAAAGCTTATATTGATAAGGTGACTATAAACTCTACAAATAGTGTAGATAATGAATTTTCAGAGTTTAATATAGGCTATGCAGAATTTTCGATTATAGCTTATAGGTTCCCAAGAAAATGATTCACAATTTCGCAAATAAAATGTATTAACTATTATAACCCAACTTTTTTAAAACTATGGCAAAAAGAATTCAAACAAGATATGAAAGTGCTGGCCTATTTGTAGGCCCTTCGCCAGCAACTGGCAGACACTTTGCAGATGGTCTTTACGGTTACACCAATCTATTAAGTGGATCAAGCGGTGATAACCAAATCAGACCACTATTCAGAGTACAGTCGTTCTCCGACTCTTTCGACAACCCTCTTCAGAACATTAATCAATTTGGACAAGCTACTACTCTTGCCAAATTAGCTACTTCTGCACCGACCCCAACCTTCGATTTCACTTATTTCACTAATAATGGATTGAACGAAGCTATTCTTGGATTTCCAGTGTCCCTTGAAACTTCCACTATTGCTGGAAATGTAAGTGGCTTGAGAAATTGCTTGTCTGGATTCTTTGATTCTACAAATGATTCCAAGAACTATTTCGCACAATTCGTCCCAGAAGGTAAGTCCGTTTATGGAGATACCTCTGCCGATTCAGAGGACTTTGTAGTTTGCTTGTCGAATGGCTTCATAACTAATTATGAAGTTAGCGCAAGTGTTGGTGGGTTCATGGAATCTACAGTTTCTGTTGAAGGTTCTAATTACGTAGTTAATTCTAATAGTACTGGCAACATTTCTCCAGCAATTTTCCCAGAAAATGGAGACAAGGTTACTGGGTGGCAATATGATATTCCTGCAATCTCACAAGACTCCACTGGAGCTTTTGCTGGTGCAGGTTCTACAATGCCAGCGGTCATCAAACAAGGTGGAATTAAACTTAACATCAATGCTCTTTCGGGTAACATGGGTGTTAACATTACAGAATCGAATATCAATTCGTTTTCCGTTAGCGTTCCAGTTGCTCGTGACAACCTTGAAAGACTAGGAAGTCAATTCGTTTTTGCTCGCCCATTGCAAACACCAATCGATGGAACAGTAAGCTTCGATTTTAATGTCACTGATATGTCAACAGGTTCTCTTGTTGATCTATTCAACGGCACATCGAACACTGAGTTTGACTTTAGTATTGTAACTGCTGGAAGTACTGGTAATTCGGTAGATACAGATCAATTCGCTATTTTTGTTAGAGGTGCTACCTTCGAATCGGAAAATACATCTCTTGATATCGGATCTGCAAGAAACGGTTCTGTAACATTCCAAGTCCCACTTGGTACTGTTGATGAAACTGGAAAAGGCATATTCTTCAGTGGAGCCGTCACAACAGCAGAACTTGCTGCGAGATACGCAGGTCGTTCATAAATTTTAAATATTCATTTAAAAAACAAAGCCCATTGATTTTTTTATCAGTGGGCTTTTTTTTAGTGTAATAGTATATAGGCATGGCTAGATCTGATTTAGAAATATTAGCGGAAGTAAAACTCTCAAACACAAGAGAGTTTAATGCTCAGTTGCGTGGTCTTGAAAAACGTAAAGTTATAATTGACACAAAGCGAAGTGAGCAGGCTTTAGGCAGAATTACAGGCAAGGCAAATGAGTTTACTAAATCACTTGAAGCTTCTAATGCCCGTGTCATCGCTTTCGGTGCTTCTGTGGCCGTCATTGAAGGGGTAAGAAGAGCCTTCCTAGAATTGGCTACCACCGTAGTACAGGTGGAAAGTAGCTTGAATGCTATTAACTCCATCTTCGGAAGAAGTAGCGATACGATATCGAAGTTTGGTGACGAGCTGTTTAAGGTTGCTAAGAATACTGGTCAGGGATTTCAAAGAGTAGCTGAAACTGCACAGGAATTTGCCAGACAGGGCTTGAGCGTAGAGCAAACTCTAAAGAGAACAAGTGACGCTCTGATATTAACTCGACTAACAACTTTAAACACAGAAAAAGCAATTTCTGGTTTAACTGCGGTTGTTAATGGTTTTGCATCCTCTGCTATAACGACTACTGAAGTCATAAATAAGTTAAGAGCAGTTGAAACTGCTTTTGCGGTTTCTTCTACAGATCTAATTGATGCGGTTTCTAGATCGGCATCCGTTGCTCAGGATGCTGGCATATCGTTTGAAGAATTGCTGGGTTTCATTACTGCGATAAAACAAAGAACTGGTTTGGGTGGCGCTACTATTGGTCAAGGTCTGAAGACTGCTTTAACTAGACTTAATTTACCTACTAGAATTGCACAGTTGAAAGAACTTGGGGTCGCTGTTGATGAAAGTGCCTCGACCTTTGATAACTTAGTAGCAGCATCTGTAGCCATTAGTCAAGCTCAAAAGGACGGGGAAAGAAGTCTTGCCACTCAAATATCTACAGTTGTTGCTGGCCAGTTCCAGGTTTCAAAATTGTCGGCCCTATTTAGAGATTTAGCATCCCAACAAAGTATTGCTGGAGGAGCGACAGACGCTGCGACTAAGGCAACTAATGAAGCTATTATAGCCAACTTAGCTTACAATCAAACTATTGAGGGTATTAGTAATCAAATATCTAACAATATAGGTCAAATTTTTGCAGGCCTTGGAAAGGCTGGGCTTCAAGACTTCTTCAAGTCTATTGTAACGGATATAAATGTATTGCTAGAAGCTCTTCAAGGCAATGATATTGGAGGTGGGTCCTTTTTGGCGAATATTACCAAGGACGTAATTTTACTAGCTAATGATCTTAAGCTTTTAGCGCCACTTGCTGAAGGGTTTGTGAAAGTCTTGACTGGTCCTGCATTTGTAACTGGCTTGGCAATTATTGCCAATACTTTAAAAAATGTATTCACTCAGGGTGGCGCAAGTTTGCTTCAACTCAGTGGTATAAACAAAGTTTCAGAAAAACGAATAGCAAATCAGAGAGTTATTCAAAGCTTGTTAGCTCAAGCTACCTCTTCCGAGTTAAAACAACTAGAATTAGCAACTTCGCAGGCACAAAAAGAACAAATTATATTAGGCTTGCTGACTAAACAACTTGCTGCGCAAAAAGCCTTAGAAGCTAGTTCGATTAGAACTGCGCAAAGCTTGTCGAGACAGGGTGTATCTCTTGGTGGATCTGTTTTTACTGGAGACGTAAGTAGGAAAGGAGGAAGAGCAAAAGGTTTTGCTGGAGGAACTTTGGGGGGAGCAATAGAAAATGAAAAAAGGGCGATCAGTAATGGCGTTGGTGGAGCTAGTTCAAACGCGCAAGTAAAAGTAGTAAATTCATTCAATTATGGAAAGGGCAAGATTGGGCCAGCCGTATTGAATAGTGATGAGATTTTAATACCTAATAAAAATGGCGACATTGTATTGAATAGAGATATGGCAGGATCTTCTGCTATTAGCTCTATGGGTGGAAACTTTGCCAGAGGTAAGATCCCTATGGTTAAGGGATTGACCTACAAGGCCTCTAGGGATGGCATTAGCAAGCTTCTGATGGGTAACACCAAGTTTCAGTCTGTAAGCTACTACAGTAAGAAATATGACTCAGTTAGACAGCTTTCAGGGGTTCAGCATTCATCTATGGTTGCTCAGTCATCTAAGGCTGGAAAGCCGCCTCCTAAGGGGTATTCTAGCTGGAAGCAATACCAAAGGGAGAATCAGATGGTTACTCTTAGAGGTATGCAGGGTGGCGAACAAGTAACTAAAAATATAAAACTCTCTGATATAAGAAGGGTTAGAGCTGGGGGAGCTACCTATATACCTAATTTTGCAGAAGGCAGGGTCAATCTTGATGTAACCGATCCTTTTCCTTTTGGTCAATCCTCAGGCAGGGTCAACTTAGGCGATACAGAAATTAAACAAATGGAAAGAAGGCTGAGAGCAGGACAGCCTTTAACTCCAAGACAAATTTCAAGAATTGAAGCTGGTTTAGCCTCTGGTCAAGGCTTTAAAATTCCAACACTATTGAGACAGGCTGCTGCTGAACAAACTTCTATGGCTGCACAACAGGCTACTAGAGGTTTTGGTAGAGATACACCAAAAACACCACCAAGCGGTGCTGATGAAAGGACTAGAGTATCTCCGACACAAAAACCTTTTGTTAAAAATGATAAAGGGAAATTTAGACCAGTAGGTGATCCAATTTATAATCCTGGATCAACTGGATTTACTGGGGACCTTAGAAATAGCAGATTTACTTTTACTGGACAAACGGACTTAAAGGGAAAAACAAGGCTTGTCCCTGAAGTCGCTGGTCCACCAGCAATAATACAGCCAAGTTTAGCCGAGCAGGCAAGAAATGCGCCAAAAAACTTTAGCAAAGAGTTAAAAGAGTACAACTATAAGGATTTTAAAAAACAATTTGCGGCTGGCGCTGTGCCTAGTGGGTTTAGGGGAGATGCAGCTCCATTTGCAGAATTTAAGAGAAGGTTAAGACTTGAGCTTATAGAGGCCGAATTAAAAAAGGAGTCTAAATCACAAGGGAAATCATTGAGCTTCGAGGAACTCAATAGATCCAAGGAGGGTAGGGAGTTAGCAAATAAAATTAAAAATGCTGGACTGGTAAACTTCAAACAAATTGAAAAGGGAACAAGAAATGCAGTTCAACAGTCTCTTTTGGCTGATGCACAAACACAACTAGAGAAGTCTGGAACGGGTAGGTTTGGTTTCGACAGCGGCCTAGAAAAAAAGGCAAAAGGAATATTAAACTCGTCAACTGGTAAAAAACTTACACCAGAGTCTAGAGCTAAATTTAACGAATCGGTTCAATCTAGAAAAATAGCTAGAGGACAAAGACTACAGGGGGCTGGATTTGGACTTAGCTTTGCTGGTGCTTTGGCAGCGCCAGTAATTGGTCAGGGGATTGCAAAGGTAAGTGGAAATGAAAGAGCTGGGTCAATTGCATCTGGTGCTTTAGGTGGAGCTGCGACTGGAGCAAGTGTGGGTGCATTTTCTGGGAATCCGCTTGGTATTGCAATAGGTGCTGGAGTTGGGGGTCTACTGGGTGGAGTTAGTGCTGCGCTTTCTACAGCCACTGATGATGCCAGCAAGTATTCCAAGTCTCTGGGCGAGCAGCAAGATTTTTATAAAAAGAATATAGCTTCTGCACAGGCATATGTAAATGCGCAGTTTAGACTAAATGATGCATTTGAAAGTGGAACTGCATCAGGAAAACAGATAGCGGCCCTGTTCTCTGATATACAAAGAACTTTTAATGATTTTCAGAACGATCCAAATCTTGGGAAATCAGAAAGAGGGAGGAAGCTTAAGCAAGACTTTGTTACTGCAACTCCAGAGGAAAGAAGAGGGATATTGGATGAACTCCAAAGGGAAGGGCAGTCAAAAATAAGGACAGCGTCAACACAGAAGGCTTTCGACGATTTCGCTACAAAATCTAAAGATAGGCGAGCTACTATAGAGAAGGAGACAGAAACTATTAGGGGTGTTGGTCAATTTGCCTTTGGAGCGCCAATAACAAGAGTAACAAACCAAGATCAACTTGATCTTAGTAAGATTACAGAAGATGAGGTATCTCTTTTTATTGGAGGTCTTCTAGCGGATATAGATCTTGACAATGTTGACTTTTCCACTTTAGAGAAGTCTGGAAGTAATCTCCAGAGGCTAATTGCGCTGGGCCTTGAAAAGGAAACTGCAAAAGCTTTTGCTCTTCAGTTCGACACAAATAAGCTTCTATCAAACCTATTCAAGAAAGTGATTGGAGATGGCTCCATTAAGACCAATATAATTGAACAGCAAGCTGCCGCTGCGATAACAGATGCGAACTTTAAAGTCGCAGGAGCTAACAGAGACTCTGACGCTGCTTCATCTAATTTGTTCCAAGCTCAGGCTGGACAGTCTGCTGCTGATAGAATAACGCAAAGGGGTGAAGTTAGTAGAGCGTCCAACCTCGCGCAAAATAAATTGGAGTTTCTTTCTAGGCAGGGATTTGACCAGACACGTAAAAAGCAGGACCTTCAGATAAGTAATCTGAAAACAGCTCTTACAGATGGGTTAAAGGATCTTAACTTGGGTGCTTCAGGGGGTGTCCAATCTGCTTTTAAAGATAGATTGTCCACATTCACACCAGAACAAAGAGCTGAGGTTTCCCCAATCTTGGAAAGGGTTGCGAATGAAGGAGCCTCAATTAGCGATATAAACTCTCTAATAGGAAAGACAGATGATAAGGATTTGAAACAAGAGCTTGCAAAATTGGCAATTGAACTAGCAGGAAATAGAGATGCTCTTGTCGCAAATACAAATCAGTCACTTGCAGATACAGTAGCTCTCAATCAACAGGCTGAAAATCAGAGAGTTGCTCAAGCAGCATTAAACGATTTAGGGTCAAAGACGGGAGGTCAGAACCTTTCACAATTATTTGGTGAAGATAGGGCAGCTAATAGCCTCACTGAAGAAATTAGAACGGGAATGAGAAAAACTTTCTTAGGATTGGGTCAATATGGTGGAGATAATGGAGCAAATCCAGTTAGAGAAGTGCTGGCTGATAAGAATTCTCCAGAGGCTCAAGCATTAAAGGGGGCGGCTGATGTAATTAGAGAGCAGTTTAATCTTGTTACTAGATCAAAAGCTGAAGGGGGTCAACTAACCGATGAACAGAGTAAAAGAGCTAGGAGCATTTTTGAACGAGAGTTGAGTAAAGGGGATAGAACTCCTGAAGGGCTTGCGGATTTACCTGGAAGATTAGAACGTGTATTTGACCGTTTGTCTGATCAGGGTGTTAGACTGGACTTAGACGAACTAGTTAAGATTGAAACTAATACAGGTGAAGAGATTGGTGGCTTTGAAGTAATTAACCAAGGTTTAGGTGATATTGTCGAATCCCTTAGGGAGGTCAGCCCAACATTAGGCTCACTATTAAGTAAGGTTACTCCAACCGAAGGTAGGCTTCCTGGAGCGCCACCAGTTGTAGAAGGAGGCAACGAATCTGCCACCGCAGCAGACTCTGCAGCAAATGTATTAGCTGCACTCAAGATACAGGAGGCCGAAGCGGTGATAAATAGAGATGCTATAGCCACTCTAGTAGAAAAATTAAATGCAAATACTCTTACTCAACAGCAATTTATTGAAGCATCTAATAATCTAAGTCAAAAGATTGCAGAGGGAGTAATCAAAACCACTGATGTTGTTACTAATATAGATATAAAGCTTCCAGAAGGCAGCATAGCTAGGTTGGGTTCAGTAGAAGAAGCGGTTGAAGAGTTTAGGAGAAATTTAGAATCAATTGTAGACACGATCAGTGAATAATTATAAAAGTGAATTTTAATAATGCTAGTTTATTAGGTTTTAAAAAAACAAATCAATTCTTAAATTCCAATTTTAGATTCGGTTCAAGAGTTGAGTATGAGATAGAGGGATATTTCATAGATCTTCAAAATGATATTGGTGTAAGCGGATTAGTTAGCGCTTCTGAGTTTTTTAGAACTGGTCTTCAAGATTATCAGCCGATAATACTAAATGGAAATGACTTCGGAAAAGGTAGGGTATTAAGTTTTAGTAATAACGATGCAAACTCTTTACAGTACTCTACTTACAATCTATCAATCGAAGGCTTCCAATCTGGAAATTTAAGCAATCTTTCTGGTAAATATTATAGCGGATTAGCTCCCTTAGTAACTGGAAACACCATTTTAGAATCTCCATACCTGCTTGAGGATTTTTCTGAAGATTTTAATATTAACAGGGATGGTGATCAATTTTCTTATACGCATAGTATAAATATTAAATATGCTAGTGGCGATGGAGTGATAATCACCCCTATTCAAAGAGCAAAAGGTTTAGCTACGGAAATTTTTCAAACAGTAGAACCGCCCTTTGAACTTTTAGATAGCTTTCCTGGACAGAATTTTTTTACTGGGGCAGTAGACGAGAAATTTAATGAATCCTACGATTTAGTAAACAACTCGGTTAGTATTTCTAGAAAATTTTCTACATATACTTCTGAATTTGAAAAATATTCAGTAAAGCGCTCTCATAACTTCACAAAACAAGCAGACGGAATAATCTCTGTTTCTGAAAATGGCTCAATAAAGGCAAAATCCTTTTCTATAGAAGTCGATCTATCCGAAGCTATAAAAAGTGAAATAAGCGGATCTTATGGTAGATGTAGTGAAACTTATCTAGCATATGGTAATTCCTCAGCTCTACCTTCTGGAGCCATTTCTAATTCTCAAACTATTGATAATTTTGCTGGCGAGGCTAACTACACAATATCCTTTAACGATGCTGATTCTAATTATGGAGAAAATTATATTTTAAATTCAACACTCTCCATGCAAAGACTAGGAGACATTATGGAGATTTCTGAGGAAGCAAGTATATTGGGAAGAGGTGAATCTGAGGCAGAAAAAATGCAAAACTCTGTGAATGGCTACAATATAGAAAAAGAAAATATCTATGGAAGATGTTATAGTTTTTATCAGGAGCGGGGCGGTATTAAAGATTTGAGCCTAGAGGATTGTTCTTATAATAAAAAAACGAATGGAAGTTCTATAGACTATAAATATAACTTTTCCGATGACTCTTCTCTAATAAGCGGAAGAAGAGTTTCTATTTCGGTTAACGATGACGATTCAATTAATACATTTGCCAATTTCTCCGCCTTAGGTGAGAAACAATTTGTACAAAAAATCGATACTACAAATCAGGGATCTAGAGACTTAAAAATATCTATAAATGGACAAGAGGAAGATACGCTTTATGATCTTCTTGACCAGGCAAAGGGTGTAGCTAATGAGCATGTAAAGAACTATAATGATACTTATATTGATGGCGCAACTTACCAATACAATTTAGAGGAAAATGCATTAGAAGTATCTGTAAAATATAAATTCAACAAACTGGTTAGGAATAGAGCTACATTATGACTCCAACTAAAATAATTTACGATAGCTTTGACTTTGGTGATCAACCAACACCATTCTTGAGTAGTCAGGAGAATTTTTTAAAGTATGGGGAAAACTTTGGGAGTGAGGAATCGTACTCTCTAAATGGTCAGCTTACTGGAAGGGACTTCAATGATCTTAGGTCAGAGCAATTGAAGCTGATTAGCGGGTTTTCAAAAGACTTTGGAATTTTTATAGTTAAGGATTTTAAGCCTTATGAAGCAGAGGTAATGGTAAGGAGCGGAGTAAAGATTGATTCTATCGACTTTGGGCAAAGCAAATATAATAAAATTATTGATTATAATATTAACTTTACTGCTTACCCAGTAGATTATTTTGGTGATAATTATGGAGTTATAGATCCACAGGAGAGTTGGTCGTTTGAAGAAGGTAATGATGGAATAGTTTCAATTTCTCACCTTATAAGCGCAAAGGGCATAGAAACTCCTCAAGCCGATTCATATGACAAATCATCTTCATTACAGAATGCAATAGACTACGTTAGGCAAAGGACTGGATCTACTCAAACTTTCATTTCTCCTCACTTTATATGCAAGGATTCGGACTACTCTTTAAATTTAAATTCTTTGCAAGAAAGTATAGATAGAGTTCAAGGAACTTATAGTGTAACTGAAAGTTACTCTTCTGATTTGTATGGAAACTCTGGTATATTAAGATATTCGGCAGATATAGACTCATCTATTGACGCTCCAAATTCTATCTCAATAAAAGGTAGATTAGAGGGAAGCATAGGTGATCCAATATCTATAATTAGGAATAGATTTTTAACTTATGATTGGTTCTCTACGGCTAGTGAATTTCTGACAAATCAATTTGGTTCAACATCTATTGGACAAGAGCCACTGCAGAAGGATATTACTGAAGACCTATTTAATAACTATATAAACTTCTCATACTCATTTGGTGATGATGAATCTATACGGGATCAGGTTAGAGTTGATACAAACATTTCGATCAATAGTGGAACCTCTTTAGTCTCCGTTTCTGTAGGAGGGTCTGTAACATCATCTGCCGATAAGTCTATAAGGTCTGGACTTATACAAAGCGCTTTTGAGGATATAAATATATTCGATATAGCTAATGGAGAGTTTAATGCTTTTTTCGGAGGAAATGCACCAAAGTCTTTAAGCAATAGAGTTACTGCTGACTCATTTTCAAGGGACTCTGATACATTCGCTATAAATTTCGATCAGTCATTTGATAATAAAGACGCTCCAGAGGAAGACTTTTTTAAGGAAGTAAAGACGTCTCTATCATTTACTCCGTCTAAGATTTCTATAGCGTCAAGCGCACTTCCAGGCAAGGGTGGAAAATATGATACAATTGATTTGGAAATTAAAAACAGAGCATATTTAGACATATCCTTAAATGCTATACTTGAAACTGGAAGTTCTCTGTCTATGGATCAATTGGTATCCTCATTGAAAGTGAAGTCGAATGATATGCTTAGCGAATACGGGAAGCTTCAATCTTTAAATTTAGAAGGAGTATCGATTGGTACTGGGGACCCACTATCGATAACTCTAAATTCAAAATACTCTTTTGAAAGTAATAAGAATCTTTTTACGGCTCCCAACTATTCAGTTGTAAATGATTTTAGGGTTTAACTATTTCACATACTAGTTAAATGTCTGTATATAGATATAGGAATGGAAGAAAAGGATTTTTATTATTTTGAGTTTTTGGGCGAAAGGTGTATCAAGCATTTGTTCAAGGACTTCCTTTATCAATTAGAGGATATACAGGAAAAATACTCTATAGAGGACGACGATTTCGAAAAAATAAGAAATCGAGTTTTAGATAAGGGCAATGATACTATTCGTTTCTTTAGGGATCAGGGAGAGAATTATACAAAATTAAACTCAGGAGAATAAATGAAAAAATTATTTAGTTTTAAGGAAAAAAATAAGGACAAGGATTACGAGTTCACGCTCAAGCAACCTAATAGAACCGAGAGAGAGGAAATAGAGATTTACTACGCAGCCATGCTCTCAAAGTTAATGAACATGGGAGTTCAGACAAAAGCTTCCGTAGACAAGTATTATGCTGATAATAGCGATACCGCCCTACCAAAGAAAGATCAGGCTTATTATTTTAATCTGCAAAAGGAATTAGCGCAAAATCAAGAAAAGTTGATCAGAGAAAAATCAAACTCCGAAAAGAAGTTTGAGCTTTACGCTAAAATTGTACAAATACAAGAGGATATGCGTAAATTCACATCTTATTATTCTGCAATATATGATAATACGGCAGAGATTAAATCCAGAGATAAGACTGTTGACTTCTGTATGTTAAATTACTCTTGTTTGGATGGAGATCCAATTTTTGATGTCGATGAAGAAGATTTCCAAAAAAGAGCTATATTACAATATGAGAAAGTTGACGATCTAAGGGGTGGAGATGAATCGGAATTCTGGAGTTCAGTTATCGATAGGTTTGTATTCTTGTTTACAATATGGTATCTAGATCTCGCTCAGACGGAGGCGGAGTTTCAATCCTATTATGACTCCTACTTTGAAGAAGAGCAAGAGCCTTCGGAAGAAGCTGAGGAGGAAACTGTAGAAGAACCTGCAGAAGAAGCTGAAGAGGAACCTTTAGAAGAAGTTTCGAAAAAAAAGGAGGGCTAATTGAAAGAAGAGTCGAAGCTTCGTTCAGCTCTTTCTGACATATTAAAAGGCTTCTCTTATTATAAAGATGAAAATTTTTATATTAAGCATTTGACTCTAGACGACTATGTAGATTTTGAATGTGAATATGATGCTTTCTACGAAAATCTCAGGAAAAAGAAGGTATTGAATAATGAAGAGCTGTTAGATCAAGCCAAGTCCAAGGATCTATGGTCTAAGCAGGAAGATTATGAAATTGAAGATTTAGAACGACTAATAGATCATACTAGGCAAAGCTCTCAGAAACTTCTTCTCCATTCTCAGAAGAAGGTTCAATTAGATTATATTGATGAGCTTGAGCAAAAGCTGTTTATTTTAATTAATAAAAAAAATTCTTTTCTAGCCCATTCTTGTGAGAGTATCGCCGATAGGAGGCTGAATGAATATTATTTATTAAATAGTCTTTTTAAAGATAAAAAATTTGAAGAACCTTTGCTTAGCGAAGACGATAAGCAGGACCCATCTTTAGATGTGCAAAAATACTTTAGAATACATTCGGAATGTCTTAAAAATATTTCTATGCAAAGTATAAAAACGGTATCTACTAAAGAGTTTTTTACTTCTAGTTGGAGAATATGTAATAATGCTTTTGAGTATTTTGGAAAACCTATTTGCAAACTCTCTTTCCATCAAACTAATTTAGCTAATTACGCAAAAACTTTTACAACAATCTTTGAGAGGTATCCAAATATAAAAAGCGAAGATCCTGACGAAATTATTAGATTAGCAAATTCCAGGTCCAAGCTAGAAGAAGTGTCTGGCGGAAAAGATGTAGATGTGGTTGGCATGACGCATGAAGAAGCCGATAAGATGGGTATAAAGATTAAAGACAGGTCTAGGCAATTTTCGCAGGATGCAGAATAAAAGGTGTAATATAAATATATGGGCTTAAGGGGCATAAACTACATTTATTCTGGAATATTAAAACTAGATACAGGCAACATGCCAGTATACTATGACTTTAATAATTTTAGTGATGAATTTTATACTCAGCTAGTCACACAGTCAGGAAGCCCCTTAATTACGCAAGACTCTTCTTTTATAATATTAGAGGACGTCGATGTTTCAGGATACAATTCTGTAAACTTTGCTTCTTTTTTTATTGGGCAAGATATAAATATTTTAAGCTCAAACTCTGCTTCTATAATAGGAAACGTTGATAGCTTTACTGGAAATGGAAATTCTGGAAATTTTAATTACGGATATTTAGAAATAAATAATCAAAAAGATTTATTCTCTAGAGATTTTACCGTACTCTTATCTCAAGATAAGCGTTATACTGGAGATGGAGTTTTATTTTCTTGTTTTGACGACAACGTTATAAAAAGTGGATATTCTTTTGGGATAAATTCTGCAAATAAAATGTATTTTGAATATTTTGATAATCAAAACCAAAGATACGATATACAAACTAGCTTGTTGCAGCTATCAGATAAAAACTTAATAGGATTAAGAAAATTCGATGACTCAATTTACTTTTTAGCTTATAATAATAGTACGAAATCTTTTGAGAGTGAAATAAAAAGCGTTATATCCGACCAAATTCTTCCTTGTAATAAATTTTTAATTGGTAGTGGGCAAAATCAAAAAAGCTATTCTGGCTTTATGGACGATTTTGTATACTTAAATCAAAACATTTCAACTGTAGATGCAAACATACTGGCTTCGGGCTTTTGGTCGGACACCAAGAGTGGGATTCCTTTCTTGATAGAGTCTGGAATTACTGGAGGAGTTAGTGGCTATGAATATAATTTAACTGGAGTAACTGGCATACTTTCTACAAACAGCATTTTGACTGGCACTGGATATACTACTGGTTACTCTGACATTTATCAATATGTTGTTGAAACGGGAGTTATAGCACCTGGAGAGGAAAAGATAGAGTTCTTACAAAACTTACCGCAGTATTGCATAGGAAACGAAGAAGTTCCAATATATAGAAAGGTTGTTACATTAGATTCAACTGGCGTAATTGGGTTGATTCGTCAATTCTCTGGAACCGATGAAGTTATCAATGGAACGGATATATATCAAAACGTTAACATCACTGGGTTCTTGTCTAGTGGGTTAAGAGCTACTACTATTTTCAATACTGGCAACAATGACATTTCTGGACTTAAGAATATTATGAGTGGCGACAGAAGACAGCTTTCTGAGTATGGAATGAGTGAAACTATTTATCTTGGCGAGTATTTTGATCAATCGTTTGGTCAAGAAGAGACTGGAATAAATAGCTTTAACTCTTTAGCTTTATATGAAAAAGAAGACGATTATTCTAATGAATTTAGAAATTTCAATTTCTTAAACAAGACATCTCTTGCAAGCTTAGATGGGACTGGATTTTCAATTAATCAAGAGTATGATGGGTCCGAATTTAGAGTCTTTTCTAATGGTCTTTTGAGATTTTCAAACTCTACCATAACATCAGCTGGTCTAGAAAATTTTTATAAATCTGGTTCAATAGAACCAGGTAAGGTAATATTAAGCGGTAATAATACTGACTCAAAAGTATTTTACGATGCTAATGACTTTGCAGTAAAAAGTGTCTTTAGTGGCAACAACAATATAAGCGTACACGATAACTTGTTTTTCAAAAAAGGGTATAAGTTAGCGTCTGGATTGGATTATACTGGAGACGCAATTAACAACTCGTTCACCGCAATAAAAACATCTGACTCAACTAAAGAAATTTTAGCTATTGGCTTTAGAGTTCAGAGTGGTCAACACCAGTCTAATATCATACCATCTTCGGGGAAATTCTTTAGAGGCTCCTCTACCAATTATTTTGGAAGGCTGAGGCTGCGCCGTGATCTATATTTAGAGACTAGTGAATCTTCAGATCTAATATCTAATAAAAAGCAGCTTATTCCAAGCGGAGTAAAATCTCTATTTGTTAATAGAAATTATCAGAGCGAGCTATCAACTGGATCAGTATATAGATCTTATCTAACTGGAGCCAGTGGCTTTTTCGATCTTTAGTTTGATTAAGTTTAAAATGGACTATAATTAAGTGTAATAAAATAAAGGAATGGCGATAAGAAAAACAGATAAGGTTACTTTGAATGGGAGTACTTCAGCGTACGGTGGACTAATAATTAGTGCATCTTATTCTATTGGCTTTGGGACGCAAGTCACGCAGTTAACATTAACTATTTCGAGCGAGAATGGAGCTTACACTATAAGCGAAGATAGTTTGAATGTTTTTGATAGTGATAAGATAAATCTAGGATCAAGAGAACTAAATATGGTTGCGATAGAGTACTCCATAGACGATAGTGTTAGTGGAAGAATTTTGACCGTCACTTATAACGACAAGTCGATTCTTCTTTTAGACAAAAAGTTTGTTGCTTTATTGGGGAGAAATTTTAACGCAACAGCAACGGACGAGTCTTTAATACTAGTTGGCAGAGGATACTTTACATTAGAAGAATCGTCGGAATTAGGTGGAGATTCGATTCCACTAACTAGATCAACCTCCTCTCAGGATGTCAGGCAGCTCCCAGATTATTTATATAACCTTGAGGAGCTGTTGGGAAAAATTCGAGGGAAAATTGAAAATATAGATGTTGCTTTAGCCAGACACGATAATAGCCTATTGAAGGAAACTACTGGTACTTTAAGAAACGTATTAAGTTCTTGGGGTTCAATATATGGATTTACCTTTTTTTTTAATGAGTCTGGTAAGATACAGTTTATAGATCTTACTGAAAGTATTTCTCCAGTTTTCCCTAACGAAGTTAACTTCATATCTGAAAAAAACTCATTCTCATTGAGAGATACTATATCAAAAGGTCACTCCGTTTATTACGGAAAGCCTGGTAAAAATATAGATGCTGGTGGAGGAGGCGGAAATACAACAAGCACTGGTGGAGGCGGAGAAACTAAGTATGGAGAATTTGAAGAGAAATCAGATACACAGATATATCTTTATAGGCCTACTGACAGGCCAGATCAGTATTGGGCTAATCCAGGATTTGCTATAAATCTAGGCAAAGCTGCTGCGGTAGGAGAGTCTTTTTTTGCTTACGCTGCTTTGTACTTGTGCAAGAAAGATCCAAATTCATATTCAAGTGTATTTGGATATGAACAGGTCTATACTTTGAACCCTAAGCAAAAAAAGGCTTTTGATCCAAAGGATGATTTATATGAGGATTATAACATAATCTCATATATTGAGTCAGATATTTCCGATACAGTCACAGTGGAAACTGTAAAGCAAAAATTTGCGCAATTCTTGACCTACGAGAATAATCTAGCTGAAGCCCAATATTTTAGATACAATTGGGCTATTGGTGCGGATTTAAAGTATGACAGAGAGGATATAACTGAATATGTCAATCCAGATAGGAAGAGTGCAGCTGAAAGTAATCATAGAATATATGCAACCATTCCGTGGGATTTGTCTTTCGACGTTTATGATAGTGTTAAATCATTAAATTTAAATAAGTCTGTAATATTTTTAGAAGTAAGTAGTTCCGCTAGATACAAGGCTAGAAGTGACGGATATAATCCAAATTTGAAGTTTGCAGCAGTTCTTAAGAATATAAACTTCACTAATATATTTGAAAGAATAAACTTTAAATACGAGTTAAAGCAGACTCTGAGAGTGGAGGGTCAAAGAATCGATATAAGGGGCAGCATTGATGATGGAGGAGGAGGAGGAGATCAAGGAGGAGAAGAGAATTTTACAGCTGCTTTAGAGTCAATAGCTTTTACTCAGCCAAGTTATAATTCTAATACAATTAGGACTGACGTCGATTTGGATACATCACCAAATCAAGTAGCGGCCTTATCGGATATAATTCAAGTAGACGGTAATAATATAAGGCTTGGTAATAGTCCTAGAATAGGAGGATCATTAACTAATTACCCAAACTTGGGATATACTATAACGCAGAAAAAAGTCCAAAAAACTTTTACAATTAATAATATAGATATACCAAATTATACCGCTTCTATAGAAAAGGGGCTGCAAAACGTAGATATAAGTATTAGTAGTAATGGCGTAAAAACTACTTATACGATTGGCAATAGAAACTTTACTTTACCTAGTAAAGAATTAATAACTCAGCCAAGGGGTGCAGTTATTGTCGGCAATCCAAATTCATTACCTCCAAAGAAGAATGTGTATTCAGTAAAAAGTTCTTTAAATACCCGAAATATAGAGGTGCTACCTTCGAATCGGGAAAAGCTTTTAAAATTCATCAAAAAATAAAAAGACATGTCATTCTCAATTGGAACCCAGTCAGGAAACTTTTCTTATCAAGCCTTTATACGGCCTCAAAGGGACGATCATATTTCATTTGGGTTTTCATTTATAAATACTGGAGATGGCTCTATTGAAGATAGGATTGTTTTTAGTGGCGAAAGCGGAAAGCTTTATGATTCTGATAATAACTTTTTCTACTCTTACAAGAATCAAGATACTTTCTCCGTTTCTGGGAATAAAATTGGGAATTATAATAATTATTTCGTTAATAATGTACTTATAAATTCTTACCATGAAAATGGCACTGGCTACATAAATAACTTTACTGAAAATGGAGTAGTTTCGGAACTTAGTTTAATGGGAGTAGAGCCAGTAATTAGTATTAGTGGAATATTCGAAAATAGTAATTTAACTGGAAGTTTAAAGGTTAGCAATAATTCTAGTGAGGGAATATCATTTAATATATTTTCTGGAAAATTTGAAGAATTATCTAACTTTTTCAATTTCAATACTGGACAAAATACTGGAATAATAGAGGGTCAATCTAGTAGAGACTTTTTAATTAATCAAATTTCAAATGTCACTACTGGAACTGGAGTACTGATACCAATATCTTTTGTTTCAGACTTTGGAACTTTTACAAAAAGCGGCTTAATTAGTTTTACGAGGGAATACGAGTACCTGTTGAGTTTATTGGGGTCAGACTTTTTGGATTCTACTGGAATATTTAATTATAATGTTTTATTTTCTGAAAGATACGGTCCAAATCTTACAGATGATCCATTCGGACTTCATTTTACATTTGGTAATATTAGTGGCTATGGTGGTTACGCTGACTATGATATTAAAACTGGTAAAATAACTGGGTCAATTCCAGGATTTGATATTTCTAGAAATATAATAGGCACTGGCAATTTAACTGGAATGATTGAGTCCAGCTTGGGCGGCGGGTATTTAACACTCTCTGGCTATAGCACTGGTCTTGAAATTAATTATACTGGAAATATACCATCTCAGATTTATACTGGAGAAACAGTATTTGCTACTGGAGAAATGTCGTATCCATTTTTAACGTCCTCTAGTGGGATTGTAACTGGATTAGATGTTGGATTCATAAGGAATGTTAGTGGAGGATATAACTTCACTGAAACTGGCGCTATTAGATTTACTGGTCAACAGTCTCTATTTCCAAGCTTTACGACTGGAATAATACTTAGTGGAAATAATACTGACGGAGAACCGATAGTAACATCGAAAAATGACTCTCTTTGCTTTTCCTTCGACGTTCAGTCGTTTACCGCTACATCAAATCAAACAAGAAATAAGGAATATGCCAGTAGATTTAGCGGATTTGCAACTGGCGCATTTGATGGGATTGCGTATTACCCAGGAGATCAGGCTGGCTTAGATATAACCACTACCATTAGTGGATCTAAGGTTTCTGGAACTCCAGGGGCATTCATAGGGACTGGAACTGGGGTTTTTGACCTCATTGGAACCTTTCCGATGGACACTAGAGATTCCCAAGGAGGTTTTGTTAATAATGGCTGGACGATAGATCTATCTGACAGAATTTTAACTGGACTAGCAACTGGCTTATTGCCAGAAGATCCAAATCTTACTGGATTGCTCTCATTTGGTACTGGAGTAACTGGCGCTGGATCTAATCAAACTTCTAATGTTTATTATTCTAATATATTTAGCGGGTTTTCTAGTGGAATTTTTGATGGAGAAATGAGAATTCCTGCCGACCAAATTGGTTTAATTGGAACGAATATTATTAGCGGATTTAAGGTTTCTGGAACTCCAGGGGCATTCATAGGGACTGGAACTGGGGCTTTTAATGTTACTGGAATCAATAGAATTGATATGAAGTTTCCAATACCCGATTACAGTTTGTATGTTAGTACAGAGCTTACTGGACTAGCAACTGGGTTATTGCCAGAAGATCCAAATTTAACTGGATTTATATTTAGTGGAACTGGAATAACTGGAATCGAATCTAAATTTACTACTGGAGTTTTGACGGGTAGCGGAATAATTACTGGGCAAGCTTCTGCATTAGCAAGTGGATTTACTGGAATAGATTTTACTTATAATTACATTGCAAAAGGTAAACTTTTGAGTGGAATGACTAATGAAACTGTTCATGAAGTTACGGACGACAGATATGTTGCTACTGATTTGTCAATGCTAGGAAATTATGATTATTTGTTCAGATCTATTCGATTGGGCAACACTTTCAGCAAGAATTTTACTGTTCAAGCACAAGACATTTCTTCTGGATATGTTGATTTTACTGGTCAGTTTCATTATTCAGGAACTGGCGCATATGTGCATCCTCAAGAAATTACTGGTATAGGATATACTGGACTTGGCCTCATAGGCTCAATTTCTGAACCAGTAAAAGATATAATTTTCAATGGGGAAAGTGGGGTAACTGGTCGGTATCTAACAAACACTGGAGCGCTTATTGACGATAGCATTTCTTTGAATGGAAATTCCTACGGAATCCCCGTTTCCAGCGTTTATACAAGATTTAATCCCTTTATTTTTAGTGGCAACAGTGGAATACTTCTATATTCTGATCACACCAACGAAAAGGCCCCTATATTATCATTTTCTACTAACGATGCAGACAGGGGTTCATATATTCATAACCCAGTATGGCTCAATAGAAGATTGCTGAGTGGTTTTTTCGATCTCGATCCGTCAGACATGACAGTTGGCGTAAGTCCTAAGTACTTTTTATCTGGAACTGGAGTTTACAAAAGCCGAAAAAGTAGAAGCTACAGAATTACTGTTTATACTGGGAATAACCTTGCAGATATGATCTATAAAGAGAGAGAAACCATAAGCGTTAATTCAACTACTGATTTCAATGAGAGATTTAACGATAGAAATATAAACGCAGACCAATATGGTGTGTTTAATGTCTACTTTCTAATAACTTCAGACACCGAAGATTTGGAACCTAGTGGGTTTAATTACTTCTATTTTCAGGACACCGACAACAGCAAGAATCCACCTGAGTTCGGCCCTCGCCAGTTTAATACGTTCTTAGATAGCTCTGGGCAGGGATTTCGCAGATTTTTAACAAATTACTCTTCACCGACTGATGCTAGTGGATATCTACTATCTGCCGATACCAAATATCCAACTGGGTCTACAACTAATAGGATCGCCATAGCTTTACCAAACACCATTAGCGTTACAAGTGGCTTGAATGTATTTCAAACTGGGTTTAATATGACTGGATATGCTGAAAATGTCAGCTTTGAGGGTACTGGAATGTCTGGAGTTGGCGGTACTATTGAAGTAACTGGTGAAAATGCTGGATTTTTATATGCCCTTCAAGATGAAAGTCTTTTTCCTAATAGTAACATACCCAACGAAATATTCACTCAAATGACTGGAAATTTTAATGGCGAGAAAAGTATAAATAATTTTGAGATTCCTACTGGAATTTTTATGAATAATGTGGTTGGCTTTTTAAGAAAAAGAGTAGACTCCACCAACGAAAAAATCGACGGTTATTCATTGGGTAATTATGAACTAATAGAGCGATTAGGAATATCTAATTATCAAAGTAGTATGGAAGAGATTAGCGGTATCATGAAAGCATATTGTGATAAAATTGGGTATAATGTATATTTTGGAAGTGGCAGAATTGGATTTACTTCTGATCCTGGATTAACTTACCCAATCGGAGGTGCATTAGGTTTTGGTCTTGGCACTACCACAAGTACTGCTTATGGTCCTTGGAGTAAAGATGCAAAATATGCAACCAGGCAAAGTGGAGGACTTTATACTTTAATCGAAACTGGTATAGAGGTTGCTACCCAAGGATCAAATCTTCCATATTCAGGTATAATGTCTGGAAAAATAACTACTGCAATTCCAACTACCTTTGCTACTGGATACGTTCCTTTCAATTCTGGAGTTAGTGGAAATATTTATTCTATAACTTTTACTGGTATTGAAAATACTACTTCCAAATACTTTATAAGTTCATTAAATGAAGGAGATATTTATATAGATCCCTTTGCTTCTAGCGGAATAATACCCTCTACTGGACTTGGAACTGGAATAGACCAAATTACGGTACTTGCTGGAGAGAAGTCTGGCGAATTAGCCCAGACCCTTTTAAATATGTTTCCTTTTTCTGGAACTGGAGTAAGGGCATTATCCAATAGCCCCCCATTGGGTGGGGATAATGACCTTTATGCGGATAACTATATATTTTCGGGCGTTCCTACTGGAATATCATTTGCTACTGGGGATGACAGTACTGGTTCTTTATATGCTATAGGTTATACGGGAATCCAAACTGGGCCTGCCAAATGGTATATAGATAATTTAGACTTCAGTGGCAATATTCTAGACCTAGATGCTACAGTCACTGGCTATGTGCCAACCATAGCAAGTGGAACTGGAATAGACCCTATTACGATCCTTGCTGGACAGCAGTCTGGCGAATTCGACCAAGCCATTCTCAATATGCTTCCATTTAGTGGAGTGAATTTGCAGACAATAACCTTTGACCAACCAGTAGGAGGGTTTGAGGATTCTTATGCAGATAATTTTATATATTCGGGAGTTAGAAAGGGATTCAACTTTGCAACTGGGATATTAACTGGATCGTTTGATTACACTGGAATATTAAACTTCACTCAAAGAAACTTACAAAAAACGGGAGTCAAGATTGGAATTGGAGTAATATCTGGAAACATTACTGGAATAGTATACCCAGGAAGCGGAGAGTTTAATTTCTCTGGAATTCAAACTGGACTGCCGCAGTTTATAAATTCAGTAGTACCAACAGGACAGGAGGTATTTTTACTATCTTCTGGAAATGTTCCTATAACTCCATTCACTGGAAACTTAAATAGCTCTTTTATTGGAACTGGATTTTATACTGATTTTGTTAATCCTGCTGACTTAGAATCTTTGAGTTATAGCTTCCCTATTCCAAACTATATAAAGACCTTTACTGGAGAGTATGAGATTCTTACTGGTATTAACAATACTGGATTTGCTAAATGCACTGGCTTCTTTAATATACCTTCTATTAATCTAACTGGCTATTCGGGTTATGTTGTTCTTACTGGAGATGATGACTTAAATATCCAAATGGTAAAGAAAAAATACTTTGCTGATTCTGTAGATTTAAATATAATTAAATATAGTGGCATCGGTACTTTAGACGCATCATACGATAACACAGGATCTTTAACTTTTATAGGATAATTATGGCAATAAATAATACAAGTTTAGCAGCATCGTTTATAGAATACGACGTAGATGGAGAAAACCAAGATGGACATTTAAGCTACTCGATTTCCCCATTAACATCTAGCGACAAACCAAGTCTTAATATGGAGGACGAGAAGAAGTTCAATACGTTTAGAATTCAAGCAGGTTCGGACAATGGATCAAAGATGTTTAATATAGACATGAATCTAGAAGATTTAAAAGCTATTGCAGATGCGGCGGATAAGGATATAGAGATGAAATTTAGAACATTGAAAGTATGCAATAATGGGTTAGAGGCTAACATAGTGGTCCTTTGCAGCCAAGCTTTTAGAGTAGACCCCTAGTATACAATATGGGCGACGAAGACGTATACTTTAAAATTTATGGAAACCCAATAATCCTTGGGCAGTCCACTAACTCAGGTGGTGACAGAGATGGCAGAGAGGAAAAATCTAGAACGGTTAAAGTGAGCGTTTCTGTTGGAGACACCATGTCTTTCACTTTCAATACGCTTGATAGTGTTGCCAACAATGGACTTCAGGGAACTTTTCAATTATTTGCTAGAAGTGGAATTGAATTTTACGACATAGAAGAAGATGAAGTAATAACCAGCTTTAAACTTCCAAAGGAGCCTACTGTACAAAATGAATTTGATGAGCCTCTAGGTTATTATGAAAATAAAATTTTGTTGGTCAGAGATACTGAAGGTAGTTCAAATTTTCTACCAGTAGAGGTAACAATCCAATTTAAAGGAACTGTAGAAATTCTTAACGCTGGGTATGATTTTTATACTTATGATCAGTGTTGTGATTGCGCTCTTCTTCCGCATATAGATTATAGAGGTTGCACCGTTTATTGCGAATGTCCACTACCTGCTCAATGCGACAACGATGTAGAATGCGATTGCAATAGTTTTTGTGATTCATCTGCCCCTATATGGCAAAATGACGCTTATACAAATGGAGAAGGGGAGTGTACCCAAGGCTGTGAAACTAATGACGATTGCTGTACGGATGACGAAAATGATTTTAGGTGCGTAGATGGGGAATGCCAAATAGCTACCGAATGCCCATGCCCAGAAGGGCAAAGATGTGTAGATAAAAAGTGTGAGGATGATCCAGATGATCCAGATGATCCTGATGGTCGTGATTGTGGTGATGACAGACCATGTCCCACTGGTTTTGAATGCATAAATGGGGAGTGCGTGGAAACAGATGATCCTGATCCTCCTAGTATTGGACAGGTATACATGATGGTTCAAAAGGTAAGGGTAGAGCTTAACAAGGTTAAATATGGTTGGGATCAAATAGGACAGGTTGCAAGTGAAGTTTTTTATAAGAATTTTACAGATCAGACTATTGTGTTTAGGCGATACAGAACCGTTGACGTTGATGAGGGTTGTACAAATTTTAACGGATATGAGTATAGTGAGTACGGAAAACAGATAGGCAATAAAGGACCCTGTACAATTGATAATAACTCCGACGATGGAGAACCAAGAAATGGAGATGGATCATTTACGAGGGCATATGTACAGCTTGAGGGTACTAATTATAATCCTCCAGATGACTTAATATACGACCAGGGTATTTTCGATACTCCTTATAGGAGCGCCCGTTTAAGGACTATTATGAAAACCGCAATTCTTCAGTCTTCATTTGACAACTATAAAGGTTTTCCAAAAAATGGGGTTTTAAAGACAATAACTTTTAATGAAGATGGGAGTCGCTCGACTGACGTTAAAAGAGGGCAAAATGTAAATTCTGACGCAGGCTCTAGCTATGGGACAAATGGTTTTATAGAGAAGATTCAATACTATTTTGTAAAGGTTATAGAAACTAGTACTGCTAGTTCACCGAGTTTTGTAACCACAGAGGAAAGGGGTGAAGATATTGAAATTAGTCGAACCACTCAGACTGATCAAATCACTGTATCTGAAAAAGATACTTATGTAGATGGAAGAACTTCAAATGAAAATTTTATTAGTACTACGCCCTCTGACACAACTATACCTTGGTCTAGCGTACCCTATGATACTAGAATTGTAGATGTAAACGGAGTGAGTCCTAATGGAACTAAATACCCTATTCAAATTCAACAGAAGATAGTCGTGACTAATGTGTATACAACTAGTTTGTATGATGATGCAACCGACGTATACATAAGTGGTCCTGGCATCATAGCAACATTCGAGACGCCTGATGCTATATTTGACCAGAACCCACCTGATGTAGAAGGTTACTGTGAGACTTACGAAGACTGCAATTCAGGTCAGGACTGTAGAAATAATAAGTGCGTTGCAACTTTAACGCAACCATGTAGTAACAATTCCGAATGCCCAGAAGGTCAGAGTTGCGATAACGACGGAAAATGTAGGGGATCTCTTGACATAGACTGTGGTGATGATCCTTCGCTCTGCCCTGCAGGAAGCCAGTGCGTAGATGGAAAATGCAATACAAGTGATCCAGATGGTCCAGATGGTCCAGATGGTCCAGATGGTCCAGATGGTCCAGACAAGCCACCGCCAGTCGAACCTCCTGACGATCCTGACGATCCTGACGATCCTCGTAACTGTGACGGACCGTGTCCAGATGGACAGATATGTGTAGATGGAAAATGTGTGGATGATTGCCCAGAAGCACAGCCCCCAATACCAAATTCAGTAATAGTAATACAATGATTTGCGAAGAAAAAGAAGCTATTTGTAATACCTGCCCGTTAAAAGCTAATAAAGTTTGCATTAAGTGGGCTAAGGTTTGTGTGGGTATGAGGTGTCCAATAAATGCATTTGAGGATAAAAGTGCCATAGGAAGGCTAGTGAACTGGTCGATAAAACCCGTGCGGAAGATTGAAGTTGAGAAAGCTCCAGCGAATTTAGAAGATATATTCTTTGGAATAAAAAAAGGAAAACTTCCTAATAAGTACAAAGATTTAAAAATATCATATCTTAACGATAAAAATAATTTGGGTAAAGGCTGCTCACAGTGCAAGCTTAACGGATTGATAAGCCAATACAAAAAAAAGATAGCAAGTATTTAGCTTGCTATCTTTTGGTTATTTTTATATTTTTTTAAAATTATTGCATCAACTTTTTAAGTGTTGCAAATAACAATATTTGCAAGAAGTAGATATAGGGCAAGTACATTACACTTCCTCCTATAAGGGTGAGTACTACTGATATCCAGAAGCCTATGCAGATGGGACACATTAGTAATGAGGCAACACTGAAATCCGTCTTAAGGATCTTAAAATCAAACTTCATTGCTATAAACTCATTGATGTTTGAGCTATCCAGATCTGTTTTAAATAAAGTATTAATAAAATGGATTTTAAAGTCGCTTAAAAACCAAACAGTAAGAACTAGGCATCCTGATACGGACAAGTAGACAATTAGGGGGAAATTACAAATAGTATTCATATTTTATTGATTTAGTCTTTTAATTTTAGAAATAAGCTCAGTTGCTTTCACTTTCTTTACACTTTCCCAATCTCCATACTCAGCCCATTCGTCATATTCGCTTGGCTTAATCCAGGCTTCTTTTGGATGAGACTTAACTCTATCCCTAAGAAACTGCTTGAATTCATCGAAGGATGTAATGGACAGCTTGTCCTTGGAGGCCTTTCTCAGGGTGAAGATCGGGCCAGTAGGAGCGCCAATAGAAAGAGTCGATGTATCATTCTCTTTTGGAATTTCCCCAATTTCATCAGCTCCAAGCATCGAGATATTAAAATATGCTTTTACGGCTCTGACAAAAGAACGATTTTCTGCAATAGGACCTAAGTAATATTTTGCAAAAGAATTTGTATTGCAATAGTGAGCATCACCAATTCCGCTAGTAACTTTTCCATTTGCCCACTTAATCTTACAGCATAGTCCAGTGTAGGATTCATGAGATTGACCAATGGGTTCATAGTCAATTGACTCGAAACCTTCTTCGTGCAAAATGTCTTTGAAGAATTGTAGCAGAATAATTTTAAACTTTTCGTCAACAGACTCTAAAACTTCCTTTTCCTTTTTCTTGGAAATTTTTTCGCTGTCTATTTTACCATAACTCTTGGCCATCTGTTTATTCAGAACCAAAAACTCTGGATTATCTTCTAAGTGTTTTTTCCAATCAATCATATTAACTTTCTAATAGTTTCTGCACTTCTTTTTTGCTAAGGAACCAAAAGTCATAAAAAATGCCAAAAGCCTCTTGGGTGATATCATCTTCTTCAATAGAAGAATCGAAATTTGATGAGAAAGGAACAGTTGAATTAAAAATATCTTCTGGCTCATCCTCGTTTTCATCGAAATTAAATTCAAGGCCAACATCCTCCATTTCAACAATTTTAACTAAACATGGAAAATCTTCTGGGACATCCTCAGAGAAGAATACTTCTTTGTTATTTATTTGGCAATCTTCTGCCATCATAAGCTTCATATCTTCGAACTCCTCTTTATTTTTAACTACTGTGCTATTTTTAATCATATCTATATATTATTTGGGATTGTTATTTTGTCAAGTTTTTTTTGATGATTCTAAAAAATTGGACCTCTTCCATGAAATCTTCATCCATCTCTTTGAATTTAATACAATTATCTTCTAGAGATTTAATGCTTTCATCGGCAATCATCGCTTGTTTAGATGTAAAGACCTTGCCGTTACTTAAAATGAATTTATTCGAAATGTAAAAGCAGTCAGAATTAAGACCATCTATATTAACTGAATCAATCTTCTTTAGGTGGACCTGGCCTATGTCTAAAAACATGAATCTTATTTTGTCTATATTTTCTGCATCATCTGACCATAACTTACAATCTATACCGATATTCAAAAGACTTTTGACGTAATCTTTATTAGCATCAAGCGATACTTTGAAATTAATATTTGAGATATTGTCTCTACAAATTTTGTACAGCCTTATTTCGCTTTCTTTGGAAGTAATGACAGAGCATTTGACCTTTTTTAATAAACTAAATAAAACGTTATCATTACATTCATAGTCGCATCTAATTGTTGGCTCAACATTATTAAGAATGTTTGCGTCTACGTCTAAATTTGGGACAATTTCTATTATTTGTTGCGGATAAAATTTACCAGTAAAGATAGTTTCTTCGTCACTACTCTTTTTAATTCTAAGAGCTTCGTAGACTTTATTTACAATGTCCTCTACCTTTATCATGTTAATCGTCTTATCAGGCTCATTAGAAGCGAACGAGGGGTTGTTCCCATTTCTATGTGAAGAGATTAAATGCGTATTTTCAGATTTAAAATAAGGTCCATGATTCTCTGGAGTAGTTGGGCCATATACGGAGACTACGGGAGTTTCGTGAAGTCCAGACAAATGTACAGCAAAGGAATCATTGCCCAAATGAAGGCTGCTGTTTCTTAGTATGTAATTGGTTTGATGCAAGCTAGTTTTGCCAATAAGAGATTTCACGAAAGGGATATTTAACCCCTCTGTTCCTATGTGCAATATTTCATATCCAGCATCATGCAGATCCTTTTTAATGTATTTTAATACATCAATCCAGTAATCATAATTCTTACTACTCATCCCAGATGAGGTCTGTATAGTAATATACTTTTTAGGTGTTGGATAGAAGAATTCTAGCGGCTTGCATTTTCTGATTTTAAAGCCAGAATTTAAAGAGTAGGTTTTTAACAATGAGGGCATTATAGTTCTGGGTTGTTGTTTGAAAGGTAGTTTAAGTGCTTTTGAGTTGATACTGTTGGCATGATGAATACATCAGCTATATTCTTTTCGCTACCTGCTCCAATTACAAAAAGCTCTTGCTCTAATTGTGGATAAAATGGTATCATTTTATCGACAAAGTCGCAGCCAACAAACACTTCAAAGTATTTTGGGTCAGTGCAAACAATAATGTTATGCTCTGGATATTGTTTTCTAACACCCTCTAAAAGGCTAAGTGAGATAATGGTATCACCCAAGCTCTCCTTGATTACGAACAGCACGTTCTTTTTGCCATTTTTAGGCAAGATATCTTCTATGTCACGATTCTTGGAATCTTCTTGTTTTTCAACATTTTGCTGAGAAATATTACGAAATAGGGAAGCGATACTACTATAGTCCTCTCCCTGCTCAACCCTTTGCATCCAATGCCTCATTCCAGCCTCATCTGGATACTCTGCTCCAAGATACCCTAAGTAGAGACTGCGTATGAAGTTCTCTCCAGTTAAATTAAAATTTGGTTCAAAGCTTGGATTTGACCTATCTTCGTCGTCAAAAGAAAAGTCAGTATAATCTACTTCAGGTAAAGAGTCGAAGATTTCCATCCATTTAGCGGCAATAACTTTGCTATCATATCTTTCCTTAGCCCATTTGATGGATTTGATTTTTATTTCATCCTTATCCTTTTCTGAGATTGTTTCGATCTTTTTAATAAATTTAATAATATCATTAATGTTTGGCTCTGCTTTTACGAAGCCAGTTTGACACTCTCCACTTTCAATATGTCTTATTTCGAAAACTGAATCACAGGCAGTATACTCTGACCCGCAAGAATAAGAAACAGTAGCAAGCGGAAGCCCACACATCATAGACTCTGCGTTACAAAATTCAAACCCACCGCTAGTAAAAACTGAAATACACGCATCTGCCACTCCATAAATCTTACACATGTCCTCATCCGTGACCCCATTCCCAACAGAAGAAGAGTCTACGCATTTCTTATTCCCGCAAAATTCGCAGTCTTTCTGCTCTCCAACGTACCTATTAATTTTAAACTCCTTACATTTATTGCAAACATAAGTGGTTAAAATGTCTTCTGGATCAATTTCCAGAGACTCGATGATACGAGTTAGCGGCCAGCCTTCTGTCCAGCTACAATGGAATAGTAGCTTGGATTTGCTTTTTGGATTCTGTAGCTTATGACTTTTAAAAGCCCTTAGGATAGAGTCATATTTTTTTCTAAGTTGATTACGTCCAAGGTAAAAGAATAAAGTACAGTCTTTTTCGATCCCAAATTTCTTTCTTAACTCTGACTTTTGTAACTTAGAAATTGGCTTGTAGCACTCTCCATCTACAGCTCCATTAACAGTACCTAGATTATATCTAGAGGAAAAATTCTCTTTATCAAAAACCTTTTTAATTTCTTTTTCACCAAAGCTTGCCCAAGAATAAAAGTTAGAGTTCTTTGCTTGCTGTATAGCTTCGGGCAAGATTGGAACCGAATCTATAGTAACGTGACTAATTAGATTAAGATGTTTTGCCCACTTAGTATCGCAAAACTTATCTGGGGGAAAAGCCCAAATATCATCAGAACACCATAAAATATCAGGCTTTTCATCCTTAACTATCTGCTCGACTCTATATCCTCCATATGTAGCCATGCGAGAAAGATGTGGGTCAGACTGTATTTTTTGAATATCTGCTGGATTACTGGGAATAGAACCAAGAGTTTTCCAGGGATACTTATCTAAGTTATGATCATTCTCGCTAACTCCAGAGCAGTAATGTACTATCTCGTACTTGTCTAAAGGATAAATCTCCTTTAGAATAGCTTTCAAGTTTCGAGACAAACCAGTTTTAATAAAAAGAGCGTTGGTGAGGAATATGATTTTCTTTTTCTTCATTTTCAAATTATAGATTTAAACTTTAATTTAACAATAAAAAAGCCAGCCATCTTTCGATAGCTGGCTAGTTTTTATATTAACCCACCTTGACCTTATTAAAACGGCAGATCGTCGTCGGAACTAAGCGGATTGCTTGATTCAACGAATTGATCTGGAGCTTCCTTCTCTTCCTCTTGAAAAGCTGGTTTACTATTCCCTTCGAACTGCTCAAAGAATGAAGAGGCTACGTCCCACAGGAAAGTCTCTGGTTCGGACCAATCCCACTCTTCCTTGCCACGAACAACCTTTTTTTTCGGAGCGGGAAGGCCATTTGGATTATCTTTCGTATATGCAAACTTCACAAAACCTCCATTTTGTTTGATTAGCATTACAGGACTCTTATCTTGCTTATCTGGAAAGCATACTAATTCTATTTCCTGAGAGACTTCAATATTTGGAATTCGTTTTACGAAAGCATCTCGGAGTTTGGAATTCCAAGGAAGCTTGACGATATACGATTCTTTCCCATCTTCAAGATTAATAGAGATTTGATCACCATAGTCTCCGCTTTCGACAGAGCCTCCAGAGATCTTACCAGTAACGCTACCGTACTGAAGCTCATATACTTCAGAGCCTTCGTTAGGTCCATTTTTAAGGGTGCGAGATACTGCCCCCTCTGTGCCTTCTGGGACACGTTGTGAAATCTTCCCACCGACTACTGTCAAGTAGGTAGATGATTTAGTTTGTTTGTTTAGTGCCATAATTTTGTATTATTTTTTGTATTATTATTTATTGTTTGTTGTTTAGATGCCCTATGTTAGGGCAAAGTTATATAATGTCAAGTATTTTTTTGTCTTATATTTGTGCTAGAAAATCCTGGAATTCGTTTTATGATTCTTACCTCTCCTCCCCAGTATTTACACTCTTTGTGACCAACTATTTTTTCTAGTGGATAGTCATCGCCAACAAATATTATTTTGGGTTTAATTTTATTAATCAGGTCTATGGGGCTGTCTTCTATGAACGAATGAATTTCATTTACTCCAAAATTTCTAATCTTCTTTTTTCTTTCATCAATGCAAGAGAGCAAAAGTCTTTTGTTTTTTATAATATACCTATCTGAGTTAAGAGCAACATGGAGAATATCGCATTGCTCCATAGCTGTCTTTAAAATATATTGATGACCTTCATGGAATCCATCAAAGCATCCAGCTATAAAACCTTCGATGGGGTTATTAGTCATTAAGCTCTGTTTCTGAAACAGAAACAACTCCTCTCTTTGATACAGCTATTGATGCGACTTGATTTGCGAATGAAAGGCTTTTATTAATATTGGCAGAGCGCAAGTATTCTGCTACAAAGCCAGCTAAATAGCTGTCACCAGCTCCAGACACGCAGTTAGCTTCGACTTCTTTTGTTTTAATGGTAGAGTCAGTATTGAAGTGATAAACCCCCTTCTCGCCCAACGTGACAAATAAGTTAGTTTTCTTGAGCAGGGTGCTAACTTGTTTCCCAGGGTCATAAGGAAGAAAGTTTTCATCAAATTCTTTTTTATTAATTTTTATAAAATCTACATACTTGATCCAGTTTCCAGCTTTCTTTTTTGTATCTATAATAATTTTGCATGAGAATTTTTTACGAATATCATGTATAAGACTTTCAGTAATAAATCCCTTGCAGTAGTCTGAAATTACAATCATATCTATAGGGTCACTGCATTTGCTCGAAGATGTTGATTGAATCAAGCTCTCAAGACTAAGGGGTTTACAGGGACTTTCTTTGTCTAATCTTGCAATATGTTGCCCAGAACTTTTATGCACGTATCTGGTTTTAATGATTTCGTTGTCTTGATGGACGAATAAAATTTTATCACATCCCAATGACTTTAAGTTGCTTACTACATTAGCAGCTCCTCCATCATTCTTTTCTCTGAAAATTTCTTTTATTACTGGGCAGCAAGCTTCTGGAGAAAGCCTGTCGGAAGAACAGTAAATGAACTCGTCCTTTATAAATTCTCCAATAACTAAAATCATTTAGAGCCTTTCCATTCCAAGAAATCAACGGAATTTGTGAATTTTGGACATCCTTGCCATGATTTCTTTTCTACAAGGCTTTGATCCTTATCTTTAAAATCTTCTTCATCCCTTGTACTTTTTATAATATTGCCATCTTCATCTTTAAGTATCCAGTAATCGTATGGCCATTTTTCAGAACATACGTAATATGGCTTGCCTCTCTTTTCTACATTCTTATGAGTGTCTGAATAGGAGTGTCCAGGATATTTTCCATAACCGCATACAATAGAACCAGAGAATGTACCATCCTTTGGATAGCCTTTGTCTGCTGCCATATTGTCATACATGTTTAGCTCGTCAAAGTTTCTTAGGTATACGTAAAGATCAGAGAGCCAAGATTCAAACCCTTCTAAAACTTCATCGGTGACTTCTACTCTTTGGTCTGGCTTATCTGGAAATCTAAGAAAAACAAACTCAACAAAGGCAGTCATATCCTTAGCTTTCTTAGCCCAGAGAATATAGGACAGAGCCTGAACACTGAACTCCAACTCTACATCTTGTTTTTTCTGAGCAGAAGATTTATAATCAACAATTCTATATTTTTTGCCACGGCTAGAAGGCTTATCAATCTTGCCTCTCAACTCATAAGGCTGATCTTCAGTACCCTTTAAGTAAAACATGGTTTCTAGGTTTTCATAGTCAACCTTATAGCCTTTGCAGTAAAAGTCATAATTCAAACCTACGAAAATCATTTCGCAAATCATCTCAAAATTATTCTGACCCTTATCATCTAGCTCCTCCATGTTGAAGCCAGACATCATAGAATTGATTAAATCAATAAGCTTCTTATCTTTTAGGATAGACCCCTCTTCTAGAATTTGGTCAACTCTGTCCTTATGTTTTTCTTCGATAAGCATTTCGAAAATGTCATGACATATCGTGCCTCTTAAAGCTCCATAATTTTCTTTATCTGGAGTCTTGTTCAAATACTTTGCATAATAAACTAAACTGCACTTCTGATATGTTTCAATCTTGGAGGCACTTAGTACATGTTTTGTTGGCTTATCCATTAGATAAAACCCTTCCTACGTTTATCTCTTTTTGACTCATCTTTTGTTTAGTATCTGATTTTGCTCTAATATATTTTTCTCTGAATAAAGTTATTATATCATCTGGATCTGATTTGAAAAAGTTTTTTACATTACTTTTATCATCTGAAAGATCATTGCATGAAGGAGTTTTTATCTCTAAGTTATGAGGTTCGAAATACTCAAATAACTTTGTATAATTTTTTACTGCTGCATTTTGACCATTAAACTTACTATCCTTATTATAGCAGATAGTTATTAGGCTAGGATTGACTCCCAATATAAAGGACATCATAGGCTTGCTAATATTTAAACCCATAGTTGGAAGTACGTTGGTGATGCCCTCATCATAGCAAGCAACGCTATCACTTGGACCTTCTACAAGAATCAAATGAGAATTCTTTAAAATAGATTTTAAAATAGGAAACTCGTCATTCTTTTTATTGTAAAGCCCAAATAAGAAATTTGTAGACTTGCCTTCGTGCTTATACTTTACACTGTGTTTTTCAGTAAGATCTCTTCCTGTAAAACCTACAATTCTTTGATGTCTGTCGAAGACTGGCCATACGTATCGCTGGTAAAGCTTTCCGCTATGAGAAACACCACCTTGAAAGAAGTCCAGCGTTTCTTTGGATACTCCTCTATTCATCCAGTAAGAGTGTTCTGGCAAGAGGTGGAGTAAGGAATCCTTTGACCAAAACTTTACTTCATTTTCGTCATTGATGATGTCTAGATCTAAGGAAGCAATTTTATTTATAACCGCCTTGTCTGGCTTTTTGCCAGTCATCTTTTCAATCAAAATCTCAATAGGGAAATTCTCGTTTATTGACCAATCTGTAGTCCAACCATTCTTTAGATTTATAGAAGCCCCAGAAGGGTTATCACTATTTCTATAAGTTGGGCAGAATTGAGCAAAGCCAGAGTCATTAACGCTGATGACTTTTACACCTATTTCGTCTAAAATGTCTTTTACTGAGTTCAAAGTATTGCCTCTCTAGTTGAATTGTTGTCTCTTGGATTACCATCAGCAAGTAGTTCGAGGTACTCTTGAACAGCTCTACCATCTCCGCCATCTTCGAATCTAAAGTTGTGGAAATTTAAATTTATCCAATTAGAGCAATACTTATTATTGATCTTAACTGGATTTTCAAACTTCCATCCATCTTTTCCTAGCTTTCTGAATTTAACTGGTATCAAAGCATGGGTTCCAAATCGCTCTACTGGTTGCTCAGCTTTTTCATCCATAGTCTTTTTCTTGATTAGTCCAACGAAGGTCGAGAGTTGCTGAATGTAGTCACTTTCTGCTAAAGATGAATCGTCATCTTCTCCATGTCTGTTTCGTTGAGCGCCGAAAAGAAATGTTGCATTGGAGTTTTGCTTAATCTCATCTTTTAAAATATCTAGAGTTCTAGCTATATCAAATCGAGCATGCTTAGGGTTAGCTAAACCATCTCCAGTAATCTTAAGATAATCAAAGACAACGATGGCTGGATTCTCTTTGCCAACATGCTTACGTATCCATCTTCGAAAGATAGATCGAATTTCAATCGCATTCATTCCTGGAATATAAACGTGGTGGAAGTTGTCAGTAGAGGAGCTACTTTTAAGAACCGTTCTAATTTTATTAACGGAATCTTTATTCTTAGCCCATTGACCACTTTCAATGAGATAGGGGTCTACATCTGCAACCAAAGCGGCCCACCGCAATGCTTGCTCTTTATGCTCCATTTCTGTATCAAGATATAAAACTGGAAGCTTTTTACCGTCAATAAAATTCTCTTTAATTTGATTTGCACATTGTTGCGCTAAACTAAGTAAAGCGCCAGATTTGCCATGAGAAGGCCTACCAGCAAAGCAATAGCTGTCCTTTGGGCGAAACCCACTAAAAGCCTCATTGAAGGTTGGCCAAGGAGTTTTAATTATATAGTTAGCCTTATCGTCATGAAGTGTTGCCTCAACAAGGTCGTATGCAACTGAAGCAATATTTATTGGTTCATTCCTACTTATGATATTTTCGCCATTTTCAGAGAACTTGCTCTCAATAGATGCCATGAAGTCAGATAGATTGCTGCCACTATATTGAGAAGCAATCTCTGCAATCTCATTAGAGTTTACAATTACATTTCTCTTTATCCGTAAAATTACTAGCTCTTTTGCAGCATCCACAGTCGCCTTTTCAGACAGGGGAGTTAGCAACATATTGTCGATAAAGTCCTCTACGTTACCCGACATTAAACTTATGCCACTACTTTTGCATCTAGCAGAAATTATGGCTGCATCAAGAGAGAGACCTTCTTCTAATAGACTTTTGCAAATACGGAATAGCGACCTTGAGTCAGTGTCTTTAAAGTCTTCCTCACTAATAAATTCAGAAAACTCATCCCATACTTTATCTGAGTTATATATCAATCCAGATATAAACTTGCGTTCTAGTGCTTTGTTCTTGGGAAGTTCTACGTTTGTCATTGGAGTTGAATATGGGCAATTTCTTTAGCATGTCAAACAAAAACTCCCGAAAACTGAAAGTCAGTAATCGGGAGCAAAGTTGATCAATATGTTCTAGACGTTATAGTAAAAGTTAGCTACTTCTCCAAGCGACTCTTCATAGAGAAAAGCTGTAGCTGAGCGAACATTCCCCACATACCCTTTATTGGAGTGCCAAGCATCTGGGGCGCATAGAGATGGAAGTATCCTGACTTTAACTCCATTATATTCTTTCATTTCTGTGCCATGAAAGTGACCAAGGTGAGCAGTTCTAAACTTACACTTAGAGAAGTTTGCGTTCTCTGTAGCCATGAGAAGAGGTAGGTTAGCTGCCTTTTCTTCGTTGCCATGAGTAAATAGAATTAGATTTTTGCCAAAGGTAACATACTTTCTAGAAGTAGGGGAGTTGTCAATTTTGACAGCATCATTGTTTCGATACCAAGCGCTTAAGAATTCTCCAAGATAAAAACATCTCTCGAAATCATGATTTCCTGGAACAATAACTATATCTACATTTACCTTTTTCGATAGTTCATCAACCACTTCTGCAATCAAATTACAACCAACTTGAAAAGACTTCGGCCATCTTGAGTCATCATCCTGCCTAGTACCCTTTGTAGTCATCCCAGATAGACCCTCTGAATTAAAGAAGTCATTTCCAATGGGAAGCACAATTCTATCAACAGATTTTAGATCGACCTTAGAAACCAGATAATGCATGGCTTCTCTGAAGAGGTTGCTGGCAATCTTAATGTCATAATCTTCATAGCCAGTTTCTTTGCCCCAACATAATTTGCTTAAATGCAGATCTGGAATAGATATTTCATAGATATGTTGACCAGCAGAGTTTCTTTTTTGTACTGGTCTGGAGATGTTATTAAGCTCCTCCTTGAAGAGTTTGATTACTTCTTTGGCATTTACTGTTTCCTTCTTCTTTAGCCATGCCTTTACTTGATAGAGCGGAGAGTGTCTCATCTCTCCGTCATTGCCTTTAGCTGCGACCTCCCATTTATTTACTATGTATCTCTCAATCTCCCAAATATCTAGGTCAATCTTGCACACTTCGATAAGATCCTCAAGAGTTCTAATGTTGGAAGATTTAGACTCTGCCGTGGCCGAATCTTTCTTTTCGTCAAAAGTAGCCTTTTCAGGATTAATAGACTCTTCGTTTTTACTTTGTTGCGGAGAGTAATCCGCGTCAAAATTTTCATCCCATATATTTTTAGCTCTAACCTTTGAAGCAGTTTCTTTTAATCCTGTTTCAGACATGATATGTCTAGCCACTTCCATTCTACTGCAACCATCCTTGTAAAGATCGATGCAATCCTTTGTCAACTTTTTGTCTTCCATACTCATATTATACACTTTCTATTGAATCCTTAATAAAATTAAAGATCTGTTCATTTGTTAGTTTTAGTGTTTTCTCATCGATTTCGATATATTGAAAACCATTCATTTCGCACCATTCAATCTTTTTAAAGTCCCTTTCTAGGGATCGTAAAAATTTTTGCCTATCTTTGTGGAAAAACTCATTGTATGTATCATGCTGTTTTGGGGAAACTTCAATTACTGTTGAAGTTGTAAAGTTAATTAGATCGACCCTAAGCTTACTACTTGGTATATAAAGTTCTTCGTGAACATCTTGGAAGCACCAAAGAGGTTTAACGATATCCTTTATTCGTTTTTGAGATTTTGATACGGACCTATCCCAATCAATTTTACTCTTTGCAAAAGACTTGTTTACATCTTTGCCGAATATATTCTTTATCTTCAAGAGAGCAGGGATTGAAATTTTTCAAATAAATACTTTTTAGCAATCTCATTCTCTTCTAGCCAGTCTCTAAGCTTCTGTTCGCCTTGAAGCTTGAAATCTTCAGAGTTTTCTGGGATTAGAGAATTTAATTTTGCCTCTTCAAGGAATTCACTGCTAAAAGATAGCCAAGCCCCAGCCTTCTTAACAAATCCCCATTCCATCATAAGGCTGGCAATTTCATACTCAAGCCAAACACTTCCAGATGTCCCAGTAGAATTGTATTTAATAGGATATTTAACGGATAAGGTCCTCTCTTTATCAGTTTTAATAACGTTCACTTTACACCAGTGACCAGAAGGATCGTTTGGATCTCCAATCAAGTCTGATTTATACTTTGGCTGAAACTCAAGGAAGATTGTTGGATAGTGATCTTGCGCTGCACCACCAGATGCGCTGGAAAGTTGCGGAGAACCCTTTTCATACGGGTTAATTCTAATAGTTGAACGAACTTGACCTATAAGGCCACATACATGGCCGAATTTGGACATAGCGAGTGATACACGACTAAGGAAGTCAGAAGTTATCAGGGCGGCTCCTGCGACCTTCTCAACGGCTCCAGAGGCCTTCTCTAGATCTTCCCTACGCTTAAGGCCATTCGTAGAATCAATGACAAAAAAGTATCTCTTATTTTCTGGGTTGTTACGAATTAAGCTTCTCACTAGATCAAATACAGCTTCGTATACTTGGCACTCGAAAACAAAAACACTCCCATCTTCCCATGTCTCTGGATCATGAGTAAACTTTAAACCAGAACGCTTCTTAGTTTCTTTGCCTAGCCTACCTTCAGCCAACACCCAAATACATCTTGCGTTTTCTACTCCCTGTAGAAAGTTCTTAACATCTTCCAGCATTTGAGAAGTTTTTCCACCCCTACTAACTCCAGTATGACGAATGATTCCTGGGGTAATCTTCCCAACATGTAAGTCAAGTAGTAGACTTCCTTGGGTAACGCTAAAGTCAACAGACTCTTCGAAATTAAAGTGATCATCCTTGTTCTGCTTTAAGAACGAAGTTAACTGAGATGTGGGGTCCATACCCTCTTTTATTTTTTGCTTGGCCATTATTTTAAAAAATTCATAATTGTTTTAGGTTTTTTTAGTTCAATCTTTTCTGCGACGAACTCATCTTCAAGAATATAGTTAGGCTTTATTTCTGGAATGTCAACATTATTATAATAATACTTTTTTAGGTTTTCTCTAACAAATTTCTCCCCCTTGTCAGTTAAAAACCAGTGCAGTGAATTCAACTCGAAGCCAAGTGTTAGAAATTTCCAAAAGTTAAAATCATCTCCATAGTTATTATACATCCTTATGAATGCAATTTTCTCTGACTTCATTTCTTCACGAGACAAGGCCTTCTTTTTCTTGATAAATTTACTTGAACAGTATTCAAAAGAATCTTTCAAGAAGGACAGGTCAATCTTTTTTACATTTTTGGGTCTCTTTATCTTTAATCCGTCTTCCGTTTCTACAGTAGCATCAAACTCAATAAGATTGCTTGGCTTAATGTTTAAATTTTTAAAAGATTTTAATAAAGAAAAGTCGTAAGAGCTACATAGGAACTGGTCGTCTGCATAAAGATCTATAAAAAGCATTTTTGGCGCTATTCCATATTCTCCCTTTTTGCATATGTTTCCTTTGTATATTCCCCTAATTCTTTTAATCATAAATTATGACTATGCTAATAGTAGAGTATTAGTCAATGATTAAATCATTATTAACCATTCTTTTGACTAAAGTCTCAAAATCTACTCTCTTGATCCAACCCAATTCATTTACAGCTTCTGATGGATCACCTAGCAATAAGTCAACCTCTGCTGGCCGATAAAACTCAGGATTAACCCTAACAACAGCTTTACCATTACAATATAAAATTTCGCTCTCTTCTGAGCCAACCCATTCAAAATAGCTGTTATTAATATCAGCATTTTTAAATGCCAAATCAACAAACTCTCTTACTGTGTGAGTTTCGCCAGAAGCAAGAAGATAGTCTTTGGGATTTTCCTGATTCATCATTAGCCAAACTGCTTCAACGAAATCCTCTGCATGACTCCAGTCTCTCTTGGCGTTCATGTTCCCAAGCTCTAGCGGCTTAAAATCTTCTTCACTTTCAATAGACTTCTTGATTCTAGCTACAGCCTTAGTAATCTTTCTTGTTACGAACTCTTCGCCACGGCGCTCCGACTCATGATTAAACAAATAGCCCTGAACCGCATACAGGTCGTATGAGTCTCTCCATACCTTTACTATTTGTCTAGCTGCAACTTTAGCCGCACCATACGGACTTCTTGGTCTGGATGGATGCTTGAGGTCTTGTGGGCTATACGCAACATCGCCAAATTCTTCCGAAGATCCAGCATTATAATATCTACAGTTAGGGCAAAACTTTCTTATCGCCTCAAGTTGACGCATAACACCTACGGCATTAACATCAAAATGATTTATTGGCATTTTCCAGCTATTTCCTACGAAAGAGTTCGCAGCAAAATTAATAAAATAATCTGGGTTAATTTCATGGATACATGATGAGATGCTTGGTTCATCCGTCAGATCCATTTCGATCAATTCAAAGCGCGGGTTGTCGATATGGCTAATATTCCGATGATTTGGTACGCTCAATCTTCTGATTGCTCCAAAAATCTTGTAGTCTGTATTTTTCAACAGAAAATCTACCATATAAGATCCAACTTGCCCCGTAACACCAGTAATAATTACTTTCTTCATACGGAAGATGATATTGAGATTAGAGCAATTGAGCAACTATTCTTTGTATTCTTTTAGCATTCTTTCTATAATTCTTGTGCATACTAAGTAAGAGGATGTAAAATCCTCCTTATTGTTTATCATGGATTCAAGTTTTTGACTTCTAGCAAACTTATTCTTATATTTAACCATACCTTTGTAGGAAATACATAGAGCGGAGTATAAATCCAGAACTCTATCGTCCGTTCTGCGATCTACGCTCCACTTATGCGTATCCATAACGATGTCTCGCGATTTAATTATAACATCGAGACACCGATTTATGGAAGGTAGGGAATCTTCCTTGAGTAGATCCATCTCCTCCTTATTTAGTATATCATCCTTCACAGGAAGTACAGTTATTAATCTTCCGACTTAATTCTTGAGAGGGATTAGCACTTCTTTGATAATAGAACGTTTTAATTCCAGACTTCCAGCCAAAAATCAACAAGTCGCTAACATCTTTGGGTTTTACCTCTGGTCCAATCATTAAATTGAGGGACTGGGATTGGTCTATAAACTTTTGCCTAGAAGATGCTTGAATAACAATGTCTTTTTGAGATATCTCCCCAAATGTTTTAAATACATTCTTCTCCTCTTGACTTAAGAAGTCTAGGTGTTGCACTGATCCACCATGCAGTAAGATTGATCTCCAAGATTCTGGACTATTCTCACCTTTAGATTCTAAAAGTGACTTCAAGAAAGGGTTTTTATAAGTAAAATTTCCTTTAGCCAGTTTTTTTACAAAGTAATTACTATTCAACGGCTCAATAGACGGAGATACTTGACCCAGAATGAAAGAGGATGATGTTGTTGGGGCTATTGCTAGTCTAGTAACATTTCTTATTCCTTTACCCTTTAGCATTTCTGGTTCACCAAACTTATCAGCCATCTCTTTTGATGCTTTTAGTGATCTACTTTCTATTTCACTCCAAATTGAACTGTTAAGTATATTTGCCTCTAGACCTTCAAAGGAAATGCCTTTAGATTGAAGTAGAGAATGCCAGCCCAAAGCTCCCATACCCAAAGCTCTTTGAGATTTAGCGAACTTGTGCGAAGATTCCATGTGCTTGATATTCTCAGTCTTATCAACAAACTCCTGATTAACTGCATCAAGAAAATATGTTAGAGTTTCTACTGCATCAGTTTCTTTAATTTTGTCCCAGTGTAGTAAATTTAAAGAAGATAATACACAGACAAAAGACTCGTTTTCATTAGAGCTAAGGCAAATTTCAGAACAAAGGTTAGAACTGTTTATCTTTCTGTCAAGATCTTGATATATCTTAGGCGAGTTGTTGTTGACCGTGTCAGAGAAAAAGATATAAGGGTAACCGCTCTCAAAACGCTTCTTTATAATCTTACCCCAAACCTTTCTTTTATCTTTATCCCCTGCGGTCATTGACTCCATCCAGTCATCGGTGATCGTAACCCCAATACTCATTTTTTGAATAGGATGCCCATCCTCTCTAATCTGCAAAAACTCTTCAATGTCAGGATGCTCAACGGGAAGGTAAGCAGCAAAAGATCCTCGCCTTGCAGAACCTTGACTAACGACTTCAGCGATTTTGTCAAAAATTTCCATGAAATGGATTGGTCCCGACGACTCGCCACCAACAGAAATATTTTTACCTCTAGCCCTAAGCTCTCCGAAAAATCCAGAAGTACCACCTCCCATTTTAGACATAATGCCCACCTCGGAAGCTTTATCTAAGATCGACTCCATAGTATCCGATACGTGAGAATTAAAGCATGACACTGGAAGACCTCTCTTGTTACCAAAGTTGACCCATACAGGGGTAGATAGAGAGTAAAAACCTTTAGACATATAGTCTAAGAATTTTTCTGCAAACCCATCTACACCAAGAATCTTCTCAGCATTTTCGGCAATCTCAGAAATTCTACCTTCTGGGCTTTGACCCTTTTTTAAATAACCTCTAGAAAGAAATGTTCTAGAGTCTTCGTTTAACCAATAATATTTTTCCATTAATTTTAAAATAAATCGTCTTCATCAAAAGACTTGTTTCCTTTGCTGTATTCCACTGGACGAGAGTTAAAGAAATCCGTAGCTGAATTACCTAATACCTCTTCATCAAACCAAAGCGTACTCTCCAATTGTTCACTGTCAACTTCAAAAATCTTTTTGTAGCCAATTTGTTCAAGAGAATCATTTAACCTACTTTTTACGAACTCTTTGAGCAGATCTGAAGACAGCCCCTCTTCTTTAATCCCATTGATCATCCATTCAATAATTTGAGACTCTGCCTTAAAAGCCTCTTCTGCTTCATGTAGGATTTTGTCTTCTAGATCTTTATCAAAAAGTTCTGGATGCTCTTTACGAATAACGTTGACTAGCTTGATACCTATCTTTGCGTGGATATCTTCTTCTCTAGCAGTATATGCTGTTTGCTGATTAGTATCCTTCAACAAGTTCTTTTTGCCAAACCAGTTTATGATATAAAATTGAGAGAATAGGCTCACATTTTCTACAAAAAGAGTAAATAGTATCAAAGCATAAACGAACTGTTTTTTAGAGTCTTTATAATATCTATGAGTATACTTCTTTAGGTACTTAACTCGACCATCGATCCAATCCAGTTTAAGATTTTGCTCGAATACGTCATCCAAACCAAGCACTTCAATCAGGCGCTCATATGCGTTGTTGTGAATTACTTCGATATTGCCCATGACGTAACCCATATCTCTAATAGATGGATGAGGAAGATTGTCTCCAATCTTAGCCCAGAACGTCTTAACAGCTATCTCTATCTGCCCGATGGCCGATAAGGCTCTAATAATAATCTCCCTTTCTTGGTCAGTCATGTTAATTTTGTAGTCTTGAACATCGGACGTAAAGCTAAATTCTTTATCTGTCCAATGTCCTTCCCACATTGCTCTCATGAATTCCTCTGTCCAAGGATAGTGATCTGGTTTTCTTGCGATTTGTTCTTCGAATATCATTTGTTTTTTTTGTTTTGTATGTTAGGGCAATAGGTAATTACATCTTTCAAAAAACTTTTGCAAGAAGTTTAAAAGAAATAAAATTATAGCTCTAAATTGTGTAACGGAATCTACTTTACCGTACTAGTAAAAACAAATATTCTTTTTTCATTTTCGTAAATATGTTCGAAGTCATTAATCTTTGGATATCTAAAAGGGGAACCATCTCTATGGACAATAAAGTCCACTTCCCTGGTCTCAAATTTCCCATCGACCTCTACTTGCATTTCTTTCTTTTCTTTCATTTTTATTTGGTGTTGTTTTTTATTTTGGATATTTTATCCAACTGCTGCAATTGTTGCAGCCCTTATGTATGATGAAAATATTGGAGTTGTCAAAGATAATTTTAACTTAAATTTTAAATATCTAATCTTCATAGATTATATTTGGTTTTATTTTATTCGTTTTTTATAGCGCACATCCAAACTACTGGATCAAAAGTTTCTCTGTAAATTACAGAAATATTTTCTTTCTCCAAAGTTTTTTCTACATCTTTATAACATAATTCCTTGCCATACCAAATTTTATTAAGATATTTTTCTTCCTCCTCTTCACTATGAAAATAATCGTGACCCATGATAATGTCGCCCTTTTTAAGATATTTGGCAAAAGTATTTACTTCCTTTGGTTTGTCCCCTCCGTCACATAATAACAGACTTCGTCCATTTTGTTGGATTAAATTTCCAATTTCAGCTTCTTTTAAAAAGCAATCTTCTTTAAAAAACTTTGCTCCCATCCCAATAATTAATTTTATAGAATGAATATCTCTTACAGTTATATCCATAGTGTAAAATTGTTTTGGTTGTTTATGATGAGTTCTGGCTTTATGGGTAGATGGCTCTGAGGGATTTTCTGCTTCAACTGGAATTTTTGAATTCAAGCAATAAAGAGCAAGAGGTATAGATAATCCACAGTCATGGGTTCCGATTTCAATAATATTTGTAAAATTATAATAATTTAAAAGATCATTAATTGCCGCAAAAGCTTCATGCCTTTGTTGCGTAAAACAACCAAAAAAACTACTATGCATACTTTTTAATAAGCTCTCTCTATTTTTTTTTAATTCATCCATAACTTCTCCATCAACGTTAACTTGCATTTCTTTTTTTTCTTTCATTTTTATTTGGTGGTGTTTTTTATTTTGGATATTTTATCCAACTGCTGCAATTGTTGCAGCCCTTATGTATGATGAAAATATTGGAGTTGTCAAATACAATTTTAACTTAAATTTTAAATATCTAATCTTCATAGATTATATTTGGTTTGATAAGATTGTTTCGATGATAAAAATCATCATTCAACTTAACCTCTCCATCTTCCCATTTGTATGAGCAGCCATGATTATGAATGTTTTGATATTCTATTTTGAGCTTATTTCTTTCTGTATTAGTCCAAGTAAAATGTGGAACCCATGCGATGGACTGTGGAATAACTTTATTGGACAGGGATTTGTAATTCAACTCACTTCCATCTTTAGAGATGTAAAGTAAGTCGTTATCAAAATAAAAATGAGAGGCTTTTAAACCCCTTGCGTTTACTTTGAATATTCTTGGTGGAGTAAAAGGCTCTATCAAGTAACCATTACCAACGTAATTTTTGTAGCTTATAGCCCACCAATCAATAAATTCAGAATTCTCTACATAATTAATAATGTTTTCTAAATCCAATTTGCTGAATTTTTCATCAGAATCAATCAAGAATATTAAGTCGCAATCATTTTCGAGAAGAGGCTTCAGGGCGAAGTTTCTCGCTTCAGCATCTGTTATGTATTTGGGATCACTAATCAAATAATCAATATCACCATTTTTTAACTTACCTTTTAAAATACTAGTAGTGCCATCGTACTTTATACCTTTATCTTTATATTCGAGAAAAGGTACTGAAACAGCACTAATAATATGACCATACTCCTTACAAAAAGGAACAAGGTCCTGTAAGCAGCCATCAAGAAACTCTTCTTGATTGAAAGCACAAAGCATAAAACCTATTTTCATAGCCACCAATCTAAAATATAATCTGATCTGCCTTCATCAAAGTAAATCATTTAGTATTCTCCTTTGCAAACTCTTCTGAGCCAATGTGGGTAGCATTAATCGTATTAGGATCAAAGAAAGCAAATGGCGTACTCACTGTTGCAAAAAGCCCCTTCATAAACATGCCGCTAAGTAATTCGCAATGGGATTTGAATCTCAAATCATTTCGGTTTATTTGTCTTACTGCTGCATACCAATCTCTAGTTCTCATTAGAGTAGGCTGAAATGTTATTGTTGGCCCATATTCAGTATAATCAAAATTTTGTAAGTATATTTCATTTGTGATTTTTGTGGCTTTTGAAACATCTGTATTTATATCTGCATTAACTCTTACACAAAGAATATCCTTATTTGCTTTCATCAATTTTATGCCCTCCTGCAAAAGATATATCAAAGGCTTTTCAGTGTTTATTAACCAGTCATCTTCGTGGAATAGGATAAATTCATTATCGTGAACAACATTTTCATTCATTAGAGTTTCCATGTCTTTGAAATACTCTATTGCATGATTATTGTTTTTTCTGTTCCAATTACCCTTTGTCGTGAATACATCAAAACCTTTTGATTTAAAGAAAGACTTTAAATCCTCGCACTTGTCTTCACCTTCCTGGCTATCACATACCTTTATGTGGGCAGACTTGTTAGAAAAACAACCTTCGTCAATCTTAGAAAGATGATTAATTGTATCTTTAGCACAATCCTTGTAGCCAAAATGTCCTTTGGTTGTTGTATACAACGTTAATGATATGGGTAAGTTCTTCATGCTTTCTAAAGGGTCAAGTTTTCCAGCAATACAACTGGTATCGGACCACCATTGCAAGAAATAGCATGTCTAAAAAAAACTGTTTTCATTTTCAATTTATCTTGAAAACTTTCTGCCCATACTGTTGGAACTGATTTGTGGCAATTATTTGGCTGTATCCAATCATCTACTAGAGCATATGGAATTTTCAAATCTAGCATTAATTGAAAGTCATTTCTTATGCCACTTTCCCAATGATCACCGTCAATAAATATCATATCAAAAGACTGCCCTTCTAAATCTGGTCTGACATCTTGAGAATACTTTCTAATGAAAGTAAATCGATCATCAAACTTTTCTTTAACTTTTTCTGTTGCTTTGAGTTTTTCATCATACTGCTTTTGTTCAGCAGCTTGATATGCTTCGGAAGCCAATCCATCTATAGGGTCAACTGAAGTTAAATTCACACCTTCATCTAAAGAAAGCATAATAAATGCACTACCACCCTTATAAAATCCAATTTCTAGAATATTATTTGATTCCGTTATATTCATAGCAGATTCAAATATCCAGCCATCCTCTTCTGGTACGGAACAAGAATTTAGCCCTAGTTTATCATACTCTTCTTGAATTTGTTTTATTTTATTATTTTTATTCATGATTCTTATAAGAAATCTATTTCAATATTATGTTTAAAAGTTTCTCTTGATTCTAAATCTTTTTTAGATATTCCAACCTCTTCAATACTTTCTCCTTTACGGTTTTCCCAATGGGGTTTCCACCAAGAATTAATTTTCGATCTTCTATCCATATCTATATAACCTAAGTGCCAAATGAAGGGATTATGTAGCTGGCAATATCTTAGAGGATCTATTTGATAATGATGGCATATGTCAATATATGGAACTAAATTATCATCTTCATCGAGAAGTTCGCAAGTATCTGATTTTTCTATATCAATTTTACCATCTTGCTTTCTAGCAAAAGAGACTACTCCCCTCTTAGTACCCTCTTTCTTGCATATATACCATTTTTTATTGATAGAGGAATATTCATAATAAGATCCATAAAGATCAATAACTGGAATGAACAAGGATTTTACACTCTCATTTGATAAAAGAGTTTCTGCAAAGCTTTTCCAGGCTTCTGGCTTTCCGCCCATTCTTTCATCTAAATCACACTGAACGACAATTTCGTTAGAAGAGTTTTGATGCGAGCTATTTTTAAGCTTACCATCAAACTCAGGATCTTCCAGTGAAAAATCTTCCTCAATTATCTTTATAGGTTTAGAACTTTCGAGTTCCTTTAGGATTTGCAGAGAGTTGTCTCTAGAGGGTATAGTACTTATAACAATCTCATCTACGTACAATTCCCAGTTTTTAATTGCAGAATGAATGTCAAAGTCATTAGACTCTATGTTAAATGCACTAGTTGCTAGAGATATCATATAGGCTTTATGTTTTCGTAATCGTGATTATCTAAAATGTCTACTTCACCTAGTATTTTATTTCTATAGAAGTCATTAAGAATTTTTTCTTTATTGATAAGATCTTTAGTATCTTGATCTATGTCCTGCTCAAAGAACTCAAGGACTGATTCGTAATTGAATTCAACTCCTTTGCTTAACAGATGATTTCTAAAATCATGTCTATTCTCTAACCTAATTCTAGTAAGTCCTTCATCTTTCTCAGTGCCTAAATAGCACTGCATAGTGTTATCGATTAGATAATATCTAAAAAAGTGTTCTACAAAATGAAGTTTTTCTCTCTTGTTTGGCCTAGTGTTTGTGAAGTATTTTGAACTGTCTTCATAGCCCGCAATCTGCGTAAGCTCAGCAGCTCTATTCATGGGTCTGATGCATTCATGAGTTCCGTTTTCATATTTCATCCATTCGTTTTTTCTAAAAATAAAACCCTTGCCATGAAGAAAGACTCCCTCAAGGTCATTGTCTACCATTGATTTTCTAATCTTCGGAAGATCTGTTGTACAGAAATTTTCTGTCATATTTTCCAACGAGTCTAAAACTACAAAGAAGTCTCCAGAATTCATTAATGGGTCAAACAAATATCTATTCCTAGAAAAATCATATCTTCTAATCCAATCGAAAATATGAATTTTACCTTGTCCCCTATTTTCATTTAGTATGCTAAATAACTGGCTTTCCTGTTCAGTTAGGATTGGTCCACTCTTATGGAGAACAATATTCAATCCATCGAAATGCTTAGCAATAGGGATAATGTTATTTTTTACGGCTTCAATAGCTGGGCCATAAGTAAGTCCGCATAGCCAAATTTTATTTTTAATCGGTGTCATTTTTTATGTCTTCTCTAATTTTTGATTCCACGATTTCATTGGTAATAATGTTGTCTCTCCAAGCCTCTGGTACATAGCCCCTTTCGTTGTTTTTCCACCTAGGAAAATCTCCTTTTATCAATCTATCCCACTCCTCTTCGTTAAGAGGTGGATAAACCTCATGCCTATTCTTCGGGGGGTCAGTAAGAATCCACATCTCCTTGGTCCAGCAAGAATGTTTTAAAATGCAAGGGTCTTCTTGTGACAATTCTCTTACTGAGTAATAACCTTCGTCAGAAAATACTGTTGGCCTAACATGAGCTATAACGCAATTATTGTCTGCAAAAAAATCTTGAACCCATTCCTCTACATACTTTTGATCATTTGTGATTCCTGGTCCACCTAAAGTAGGTTTTGGAATTCTTTTATAGAATTCCGTTTTCATCATATTAGCTCTTTCTGAGAATTTTCCATTCCCTTGATTTCCAGCCAAGTCAATGCAGTGGTATTCGTCCAAAGCTCTAATCATCCCATTCATTGAATCTGCGTCAATCTTTTGATTTAGCCTTTGATCGCTTTGGACGTATATCAAATATGGAGTTTTGCAATAATCATACATTTGAACGGTAGCTGGGCCACAGCCAAGATTACTATCGTTTATAATTAACTCATCAATTAGTCCATCATTCAGGAACTGTTTACTATAACTTTTTGGAGTTCCGTTGTCGATAAAAAGAATGTTAACATCTATCAAAAGATTTTCAGCTAAGGACATTAGCAGTTCCTTTGACTCTTTCTCTTGAAAAAAGTCAAGAATCCCAATCGTTATCTTATCTGTAAAATCTTCCATAAACTTTTATAGTCATATTATGATTTAAAAACAATTCTTTTTTAGAAAACTCGTTTTCTTATTTATTTCTTTAGAAATAAATCTTTATTTTATCCTTTATTCTATGGTAAACCATAGGGTTTGGTCAGAGTAAACCTATAGGTTTAGTCTAAATAGGTAGATTTTAGCACTCTTTGCCTCCCATCAAAGGCTACTTGCTTAAGTAATTTAAGCTTTTTTAGTTTGCATATTGTATTGGTTATGGTTTGAGGACTGGTGTTAAATTTTTTCGCCAAAAAAGCATTCGATGCCCAGCATCCACCTCGATCATCATCATCCAGATTGAAGATTTCTGCCCAGATGCATTTTTCCATCCAAGTTAGTTGTTCGTTCTCCCAGATATTTTTAGGTATCCAAGTCCCTTTCCACGCACGTTTAGGTTGTTTTATATCTTCCATTTATCAAACATATAAAATATCTTGCAAAAAAGTCAACTTTTTATTGACATTTGTTTTATTTGTAGTATATTAGGAGGAATGATTGATGATTTATCTGATTTAGAGCTTACTGAAAATATAAAAAATGGTATTGACGTAAATAACTGTTTGAAAGAGTTACAAGAGCGGCACAGCGGAATCTTTTATAAAAAGGCCAATGCTTACTCTGGAATAATGGAGATTGAAGATTTAAAAGAAAATCCTTTAAGTTTTTTTTATGATGCTGCAAAAGAATTTGATGTTAGTAGGAGCAAATTCTCAACCTGGATAGGCAATAAAGCATTTTGGACATGTCAGAGCCTTTGCAGCTCAAAGAAGTATTTCGTAGAAATAGAGGATAACCACTTAGTACACATGCCCAATTACGGTAAAAGGGAGTTATTGAGTTATGTTGAAAATGATATTCAAAATAAAGAAAATAGAGAAATTTTAGAAAAAAGGTTGTCAGGAATGACATTTTCAGAGATAGCTAAAGACATGAATAACAAATATTCTGGCGAATGGATTCGTCAAAAGTACAATAGAATTTTAGATAGATATAAACAGATTTTAAATAATGAGTAATTTTAGTTTGCAGGTCCCCATTAATGGCACTAGCTTAGGTCAAGTATCTACCAATCTTCTATATGAGCTATTCTCTAGAAAGCTGGAGCCTAATATTTTTCCAATAGCTGGAATAGATCTATCTTCTTATGAAGATATCATTCCTGAACAGTTCATGGCTTGGTTGCAATTGTGTACTCAAAAATCATTGAAAGACTTCAAGAGAACTGAACCGTCCTTGAGAATTTGGCACATCAATGGCTCTCAAGATTCAATCAGTAAAAACCCCTTCCTTTATTTTTTCCATGAGCTAGATCAACTTACTGCGACTGAAAAAAATATTTTGAACTCCTATGACAAAGTTGCATCACCTTGTTCTTTCACGGAAGAGGTCTGCAAAGAATATGGAGTTGATAACCACAAAACAATTAACTTGGGTTACAACTCCCTTGCTTTTAAAGAGACTGAAGTTAAAAAGTATGAAAATAATGAAATTGTAATTGCTTTAGCTGGCAAATTTGAAAAAAGAAAGCATACTGCTAGTATCATTAATTTGTTAAAAAATAAATTTGGGAATGATAAGAGATTCAAGATACATCTTCATATATTCAATCCCTTTTTCCATCAAGACCCGAATAAATCTATGGAGATAAACAAAATGAAAGTAGTCGAGGCTTGTGATGGAGATGTTCCCCATAACATGATCTTTATGCCCTACTTTAGAAAGTTAACGGAGTTGAATCAAGCATATAATATTGCAGACATTGTTGTTGATGGAAGCGGTGGAGAATCTTGGTCTCTACCTTCTTTCCATATGGCTGGACTCGGCAAGCAATGTGTAGTTAATTTTAATTCTGGAATTAAAGAGTGGGCAACTGATAGTAATTCTATTAAAGTGGCTCCTAATGGTAAAATTTCAGCAATCGATAATCTTTTCTTTCAACAGGGGTCTCCATTTAATTGCGGAAATATTTATGATTTAGATATAGAAAATATGTCTACTTCATTAGATTCTGCCGTTAAAAATGTCCTTGATGGGAAAATTAATGAAGGCGGCAAAAAGCTACCATCTCAGTTCACAGATGCAAAATTCTGTGACGAAATACTAGAACTAATAAAAATATAATGAATACAAGTACTATTAAATCAAAAGTAACAAAGTCCCGCGGTAAATTTATGAGAGTAAGTCTACAAAATTCTAAAGTTTCCGAATGCTTTATGGGTAAAGTTAAATCTATCGGAGAAACATTCGTAATCTTTGATCGCTTCTCTGGAAAGCGTGGAGAAATTAAAGTCCATCGAAACTCAATCAAGAGTCTTGCTGTAGTATAATTGATGGCCTTCCTTCGGGAAGGCCTTTCTTTTTTGCAATATTATTGTGTATAATACCTACTATGGACATTCGTAATTTTTTAAAAAACGGAAAACAAATAATGGAAGTATCTTTCTCAGAAGATGAGCTATGCTTTATAGAGATGAGTGAAGCGTCTCTTGCAGAATCCTTGAAAAAGAAGGTAAAAGAACACAATGAAAAATTCGGAGACGACAAAAGAAAGAGAGTTACCCTCTCTAAACTAGAAGCGGTATACAAAAGAGGGGTTGGAGCCTATCGAACAAACCCTCAGAGTGTTAGACCAAGCGTAAAAAGCTCGCAGCAATGGGCTATGGCGCGAGTCAATTCCTTCTTGCATGCATTAAGAAATTTAAAATACAAAAGTGGAAAACACGACACTGATTTATTGCCAAAGAGCCACCCAATGTCTGGTCCTTCTGGAAAAGATGGTAGACCCAAAAAAGCCTCCAAAGAAGCTCCTGAAGGTTATCACTATATGCCTGATGGCAAATTAATGAAAGACTCTGATCATAATGGTGCGGCGAAGTGTAAAGCTGGAATGGAAGATTATATTTTTTCCACTCCAGAAGGCGCAAGAAAAAAATCAATTCAAATTGGTTTTAAGGGCGAAATTCACACAGACGAAATGGCTGACGGAACTCCTATGTATTTTCCAGGATCAAGCGAAGACGTTTTCCAAAAATGGTTTAACGAAAATGATTCTCATGATGCTTCTTACAATAAACCAAAGAGTATAATGTCTAGCGATTGTGACGATGATTTGGATAGAGATGGAAAAGAAGTTGACTCTTTTACTTTTGCGGCTGAATTAAAAAAGGGTGTCAAATTGAATAAACCATTCAGAACACCAAAGGGTCCAAAGAAGTTTTCGGTTTATGTTAAAAACGAAAAGGGGAATGTAGTAAAGGTTAATTTCGGAGATCCTAATATGGAAATAAAGAGAGATGATCCAGATCGCAGAAAGTCATTTAGAGCTAGGCATAAGTGCGATACAAATCCTGGTCCAAAATATAAAGCTCGCTACTGGTCCTGCAGAATGTGGGAGTCTGGAGAAAGCGTTAAGGATATTATATCTTAAATAATTGGAATAAGGTTAAAACTATAGCATAATGTATTATGCCAGAATACATTTACAAACATCCAGAAAGAGAAGAGTATATTGAGTTAATTCAATCGGTCAACGATGAACATGTTTTTCATGATGAGGACGGCTTAAAATGGGATAGATCTTATACCCCAATAAACTTCAGTACCCATAGTAAAATCGATGCCTTCGACAAAGTGGCTTTTACTGATAAGACTGGAAAAATGAAAGGCACATATGGAGATATGTTGGACTACTCTAAAGAGCTTAGCATAGAAAGAGAAGAGAGGCTTGGATATGATCCAGTCAAAAAATCATATTTTGAAAAATATGAAAAAGAAGTAGGTAATAAGCACGTTGAAGATAAGCCAAAGACTAACTTAGAAAATGATTTTGCTAGTATTATAGATTAACCTATAAATTATAGTGTAATAAATACTATGGCGGACAAAAAAATATCAGAACTTACGGAACTAACTTCAGCTGACGCAGCAACTGACCTCTTACCTGTTGTAGATACCAGCGCAGATGAGACCAAAAAGATTAGATTTAGTAATTTGCCACTGAGCGATTCGGCTAAAAACCATGTGTATACGTATACTACAGACTTTCACGGCACTGTGGAGCAAACACGAAATATTACTGCTCCGTTGACTTACAATCAGTATTACGGCGATGACACTACTTTAACTAGTATCTATATTGGGAGCAATGTTCCCAGCATCGGGCAATCCGCATTCATTCGTTGCGATGCCCTGACGGATGTAACCATCGCTAACGGTATCACAAGTATCGATCAAAATGCATTTCGGCTCTGCTTCGCTATCCAAAGTATCAATATTCCAGACAGCGTTACCAGCATCGGGGTTAGCGCACTTCAAAACTGCAATGTCCTGAACAGCTTAACCATTCCCAGCAGTGTGACTAGTATTGGGGATAACGCTTTTCGTAATTGCGTTAACTTAGCGACAATTAACTGCAATGTAGATTTTTCTATTATAAATGGCCTAGATAATGTTTTCAATGGCACGGCATCTCCTCTTACTATAAACGCGCCATCTGGACTGGGTTGGACAGCTGGACCTGGCCAAACAATTGGCGGAAACACAAACGTGACCGTTAACATAATATAAAGTAAACCCACAATGGCAAACAAAAAAATATCAGACCTCACAGAAATAACTTCAGCAGACTCGGCAGTAGATTTTTTACCAGTTGTAGACTCCAGCGAAAGTAAAACTAAAAAAATTAAATTAGCCAACTTTCCGCTTAGTGATGCCTCTGAAGATACCGCATACCCATACACGATAGATATTCAGGCTGGCGTGGAGCAAACTAGAAATCTTACAACTATTAGTAATTCGGATGGGTTTTACAATACGTATCAACCAGACAGCATTTATATTGGGACTAATGTAACTAGCATTGGATCGGCGGCGTTTAGCAATAGCAATTTTGCAGGAGCTAATTTAACAAATCAGAGCGTTTTTATTCCTGATAGTGTCACCACTATCGGGAGTTTTGCGTTTTATTATTCTGCGCTAACGAGTATCAAGCTTCCAAATAATCCTGCGTTTACCTCGATTGAGCAAGATACGTTCGGCGGTTGCATATCTCTTACAAGTATCGTCATTCCCGACAGCGTCGAAACCATCGGGGATCGCGCAATCCGTGGCTGCACTAGCCTCGCGAGCGCAACCATCGGCAATAGCGTCACCAGCATCGCGGATTCCGCATTCGATTTCTGCACTAGCCTGACGAGTATCGTCATTCCCGACAGCGTCGAAACTATCGGGTCTGCGGCATTCTATCGCTGCACTGACCTCGCGAGCGTCACACTTCCAAATAATAACAATTTCACCAGTATCGAGAATAACACATTCTCTGTCTGCAGCAGCCTGACGATCGTCACCATTCCCGACAGCGTCACCAGCATCGGGTTTAGCGCATTCTATCGGTGCAGCAGCCTGACGAGCGTCACCATTCCTGATAGTGTCACCACCATTGGGAGTTTTGCGTTTTATTATTCTGCGCTAACGAGTATCAAGCTTCCAAATAATCCTGCGTTTACCTCGATTGCGGGAGATACGTTCGGCATTTGCGTATTTCTTACAAGTATCGTCATTCCCGACAGCGTCGAAACCATCGGGGATTACGCATTCCTTGGCTGCACTAGCCTGTCGAGCGTCACCATCCCCAACAGCGTCTCCAGCATCGGGGAGTTCACATTCGATAACTGCAGCAGCCTGACGAGCATCAACATTCCCGACAGCGTCGAAACTATCGGGGCGAATGCATTCGACAACTGCAAAAGCCTGACGAGCATTATCATTCCCGACAGTGTCACCAGCATCGGGAATAGCGCATTTCAAAACTGCACTGACCTCGCGAGCGCCACTCTTCCAAATAATGTTGGCTTCACCAGCATCGAAGATTACTTATTCTATAACTGCACTAGCCTGTCGAGCGTCACCATTCCCAACAGCGTCACCAGCATCGGTAGAGGCGCATTCCAAAACTGCGACTTTACGAGCATCACCATCCCAGACAGCGTTTCCACCATCAAACTAAGAGCATTCCAAGGCTGTGACAGGGTAGAAAGTCTCACCCTCCCAAGCAACACTGGCTTTACTACCATTGAGCAATTCACATTTGCTGAACTTAGGTCTTTACTGAGTTTGACCATACCCACTACAGTAACGACTATCGGTTCATACGCATTCCGCAATCTTGATGTTTTGACAACTGTTGAAATTCCTATTAGTGTCGGCAGCATAGGAGAGAGAGCTTTTCAGGGTTGTAATCTACTAAATACAATTAACTGCAATGTAGATAAAACTGTTATAGACAACGCAATTAATATTTTCCTCGGCACGGCATCTCCTCTTACTATAAATGTACTAGCTGGACTTGGTTGGACAGCTGGATCTGGCCTGAATATTGGTGGAAACGCAAACGTAACCGTTAATATAATTTAATCTTTAAAAATCATGGCAGACAAAAAAATATCACAACTAACAGAACTAACTTCAGCTGATCCAGCAATCGATGTGCTACCACTAGTAGACAGCGACCTAAATCAGACCAAAAAGATTAAGTTGGCAGATCTTCCTCTGAGTGATGCGGAAAAGGAATCTATTGTGCCATTCACTACAGATATTCAGGCTGGCGTAACACAGACTAGAAATCTTACAACTATTACTGATTTAGATGGTTATGATGGTAACACGACATTAACTAGCATCTACATTGGAAGTAACGTCACCAGCTTCGGGACTTCCGCATTCAATAGCTGCAGCAGCCTGACGAGCGTCACCATCCCCAACAGCGTGATCAGCATCGGGGCTGGCGCATTCGTTAGCTGCTCTGGCCTGACGAGCATCACCATTCCCGACAGCGTCACCAGCATCGATTCTTCCTCATTCGCTTACTGTAGCGCCCTGACGAGCATCACCATTCCAGACAGCGTCACCAGCATCGGGTCTCTAGCATTCTATAACTGCGGCCTGACGAACGTCACGATTCCCGACAGCGTCACCAGCATCGGGTCTTACGCATTCGATTACTGCACTAGCCTGACGAGCGTCACCCTCCCAAATAACGTTAACTTCACCAGCATCGGTTTTAGCGCATTCAGTAGATGCAACGTCCTGACGAGCATTATCATCCCTGACAGCGTCTCCAGTATCGGGTCTTACGCATTCGGTTACTCCAGTATCTTAGAAAGCGCTACCCTCCCAAATAATGTTGACTTTACAAGCATTGAGGCTACACTATTTATTAACACTAGCTTGGCGAGCATCACCATTCCCAGCAGCGTCACCAGCATCGGGAGTCAAGCATTCTATAACTGCGCTAGCCTGGCTACAATCAACTGCCTAGCTACAACTGCTCCTGCCTTGGGTTCTGATGTGTTTTCTGGTGTAGCGGCTTCAACAATTCACGTTCCAGTAGGAGCAACTTACCCAGCTACATATGGAGGTTTGACAGTTTTCTTTGATTTATAGTTGACTTTTAAAGGATTAGATACACCATAATAATATGAGTAAAAAATTACACTTCGTATCTGGTCTTCCAAGAGCTTGCTCCACGCTGCTCTGCAATCTTCTAGCGCAGAACCCAAGGGTCCACGCTACACCAACAAGTGCCTTGCACGAAATTGGCTACATAGCTCGCCAAGTCTTTCAGACTGAAGAGGCAAAGGCAGTGGATATGGAAAAAGTTCTTGAGCCTATGTATTTGGATTACGTTAAGGCTGGATGTGAGAACGCATTTAATAGTATCACAGACCGCCCTGTAGTTGTAGACAAGTGCCGCTCTTGGATTGGTCACCTAGATCAACTTTTTAAGGTGTGGCCAGACGCAAAGGTTCTTGTGCCAGTCCGCGATATACGCGGCATTCTTTCCAGCATGGAAAAGAAACGCCAGCAGCACCCAGAAGTTTTTAACGGAGTGGAGCAACAAAACCCACAAAGCTGGACAACTATCGATAAACGCGCTCAAGGTTGGCTACAAAGCCCTCCAATTGGTATTGCAATCGAGAGATTACATGAAGCTGCCGAAAGATTTGGTGATAAATTAATGTTTATTCATGCTGAAGACTTAACAGAAGACCCACAAAGTGTAATGAATAATGTATGGGAGTTTCTTGGAGAAGAGCCTTTCGTTCACAACACTTCCAACGTAGAACAATACACCAAAGAAAATGATGTAGGTTTCCCATATGGAGACCATGTTATTCGCCAAGAAGTAAAACCACTAAAAAAAGATTGGCACGAAACACTTGGCCGCCAACTCTCAGAACAACTTAACCAAAAATTTAACTGGATCAACGAATTATGAAAAACGCCCTAATTAACATCGAAACAAGACGAATCATCGAAGTGCAAGAAGATGCATACGAAGATGGCTCTTATAATACCAATTCTGAAGAAGTCGTTCAAATCTCGAATGCGAAGGCTGCAACTTTTGAGTCTTCGGACGAACCACTTTTCCTGATTAACAATAACGTTGTTACTTTTCAAGAAAAGATGGAGATCAAACGACTGGAGCGACGAGAAGAAAGATTTATTGAATATCCCGATATGTTTAAATCTAGAAAGTTTGCAGAGATTAAAAGAGCTAGAGATGCGGAATACAACTCTATTCTCACGACTAGTGATGGTTTTCAATTTAAGGCCGACCTAGAAACCATCATCGACACAAAAACAATTATCGAAATCCTGCCAGACGGCGGCTCTTTCCCAGATTATAAGAACGCCGATGGTTCGTACAATACAATTTCAAAGGCTCAGTTTCAAACAGCAATTTCGGAAGGTATTCAAAGAAAGTCGGCAGCATTTTCTCGTGAAAAAGAACTTAACGAAGCAATCGCTAACGCCACTAGTTTCGCAGAATTAAGTGCTATTGTTTGGTAATGAGAATAACTATAAAAGCTGACCCCTCGAAATCGAGAGGTAAGTCTTACTATTGGAATTTAGCCGAGGCTGTGTCGCAAGGACTAGCCTCGGTTTTTGGCTTAAATGCTAATCTAACTTTTTCTGCCTACTGTGGCTACTGGCAACAATTAAATTTACCAGTAAGAGGAAAATTTTATAAATTTATTAATTTTTTATTTAGAGATAAAAAGCATTGTGAAAATGCTTGGAAGAATTTAACTTGACAACGTTGTTTTATGTGCTATAATTGCACATATGAATACTACATGGACCGATCAACAACGCGGCGCTTTCTGGAAGAAAGATGGGAAAAACGGCAAGTATCTCGCTGGATACGTCGTTATTGATGGCAAGAAGATGCCAGTAACCGTCTTCCCAAATAAGTACAAATCCAAAGATAACCAACCAGAGTTTATTATCTATGAAACCTTTGGACAAAACACATAAAAACCTTCAATCAACTTATTGTATGCTTGAATCTTTTGTTGAATCTGGCGAAATAACTGATTTGCGCAAAACATATTTTGAGAAAATAGCTCTCCCAGAAATGCGTGAAGTTAATCCAGAGTGGAAGCCCAAAACAATACAAGAGGCTTATTTAATTTTAAAAAATTATCTTAATAAAGAAAAAAGCAGCAAACCAAACTTTTTTTGTTGACATTGATTAAATTTTAGGCATTATATGTTGTATGTCTAAAAAAACAAAACCAGGTGCTGATTTAAGAGCGCCGAATCCAACAAAGAGAAAACTCATGGGACGCTCAAGCGGCGCACTTGTCCACAACGATCATGTCGGTCATTTGGTGACTCCAAAGATTGACAAGGCCATCAAAAAAAATCTGGACAAGAAATGACTGTAAATATAAAACAATCATGATGAGATATAAAGATGTTGAATTTAGACCAGCAACCGTGGACCGCCGCGCCGAGATTGTTGCTTGGACTTATAGCGAGAGCTTAGACAGGGAAACTTGTATTACTCTCTGTTGGATCATGCAAGACAACGAAGGTTGCTATATGAGAACTATCGGGAATCGATATGTTGAGTATGAAGATATGGAAGCATTGAATCACGTTGCTAAATATGCAATGAGATCTTTGAATATACAACTTGAATTTGAGGAAAGATTATGAGTGAAGTAATATATATAATTACCGCAGTAGTTTCAGTTGCTGCATTCTCTAGATTTGTGTGGTGGGTAGTTAATGTTAATCCAGAGAAGAAGAAATAATTATGAAAAAGTCGTTTAACGAACAAAGGACCAAGGACGGCTCGCTCGAATTAATCGAGAAGATTACTATTGGTGTATTTTCAGTGTGCATTTTTGTATGCCTCTGTATCTGGTTGAGTTGTCTATAAATTATGAAAATTACAATAGAGCATTACGAAGAAAAGGTTACATACGAAAGTAAACACGATTCAATGGGGATGACTGTCCTGACCGAGAAGTTGTACAGTCTGTGCGTTGCCGCGGGGTATCATCCAGATTCTGTAGGTGAGTCCTTTTTTGAAAAAGGTCGAGAAATGACAGAGCATCTTTATCCAGATGATAAAATCGAAGTTGATTTTGATTCTGCTGAAGATGTAGTGTCTTCGGGTGTCTCTGATCCAATTCAAGGTAGTTGGGCTGGATGGCCAGATGTTGTAGTTAAAAGCCGATACAATGAGGAACGAAAATTCACTATCATATCTAAGAATTGTGTTGAGTATTCCTTTGAAGATGATGGTCATGTTGGATGTTCTCGAAAGGATGATGGTAGCTTAGACTCAGTTGACCCAAGTGGTGGACCGTATATTGCTGTAGGTACAAATCTCAGTAAAGTTCATAAGGAGTTAGAAGGCTTAACTGTTATAA